GCGCCCGTGTGTCCAGTCTAGCTCAGGGTCCCACGGTGAGCTGAGAGCCCCCGTCCGGCCTGGTCTACATAGGGCGTGAGGGGCTCTCTGTGAGCAGGGGAAAGCCCCCGTCCGGGGGTCACCCAGACGGGGGCTGCGCCTCATGCGGCCGGGCGACTCACCTCCCGTACGTACCGGGCCCGGGCGTGCCGGAGCGCGGTGCGCAGGAACACGGGGTAGTAGTCCCCCATCCCGGCTGTGGCCAGGATCTGCCAAGCCTCATGCGGCTTCCCGGCCTGGTGTGCGGTCCGGGCCCTGGTCAGGACACGATGCCGCTCAGCTGGCCGGGGGTACTTGATATTGGGCTACTTAGACTCCACTGTGGACACTCCCAACTGCGCCAGCCACGGTGGCTGGCAGCGTGCGCGCACGGGGGTCTGAGCCCTACCCGGCCCGATGGCCGATGCGTGCGCGCCTCTGGTCAGCGACGGCGCATGCGCCGCACGGCCAGCCAGAGCAGGAACGCTCCGGCCAGCCCGATGACCAGGGCCGGCCCCCGGGGTAGCCCGTGGGCCGGCTGAGCGGCCAGAATGGCGCTCAGTGCGGCCATGACTCCCACCCTCCCGCGCCGAAGACGATCACGGTCAGCGCGGTCAAGCCGAGCCAGGCAGTACAGATCAGACCCGGCACGGACCTGAGAGGGCCCGTACGCTTCTCTGACGTCATACCCTGCCCATCCTTCCTCCGAGCGTCGTTCGCGCCCGTACGGCTCGACCAGGGCCCCCAGATGCGGGCCCTGGTCGACCGCTACCGGTACGACTGACTCAGGCGATCCGGAAGTGCCGCAGCCATGTCACATGTCCATGACTGCACCGGTCCCCCGCGTTGCCTGCCTTCACGGTGCCTGCGATGACACACCCGTCCGTGCACACCAGGGCGTAGTCGCGAACGCCGGTGGTTGCCCACCGGCCGCCCTGGCACATGACGCACGTACACGTCAGCTCAGGCTCTGACGGCTCCTCGGGGCCATCGCAGCCATTACAGTGATCTTGGTTGCAACCGTCGCACGCCTTTACGCAGTGCTCACAGTCGCACGAGTGGCCGACGCACCCATTGCCGTCACCCCCACTGCCGCGACACTCGCCACACTCGCACTCGCACTCATGCCCCGAGCACGAGCCATCGTTGCCGCAACAGCCACACTCACAGGTACATGTGTGCTGCGGCGCGGGACGCTGGGCTAGCGCCGCGTCCTGGTCGACATGGTCGGCCGGGACCCCGGGGCTGTCAGTGATCGCTCCGATGTAGTCACTTCGAAGCATGTAGTTCAGCGACGTGTCGTCTGGCCGATCCGTTGTTGGGGCCGGCCAGTCCTGGACCGTCATGGTCCCTCCATTCTAGACAGTCCTATGTGGACCGTTCCGGGGGTAGGGGAGGTGCCGACCCTCGACCGTCCCATGTGGACGGATCCCCTACCCGTTGATCAGTTGTTGCGACGACGCTCGCCGTACCGGTTGATCCCGGCGCGGTTGTACCCGTGGATGTCGAACCCTCGGGTGTTGAACCCGTCCCGGTCGTACCCGTCCCGGTCGTACCCGTGCCGGTCCCGGCGCGTTCCCTCTTCGCCACGGTCGAACCCGTTCAGGTTGTACCCGTCCGGGTCGTAGCCGTTCGCGTCGTACCCGTTGCGGTCCCGCCCGTCCGGTGCCAGACCAGTCAACCGGTCGTACTGCTCACGCGTCCAGCCACGGGCGTCCGTGCCGTTGCGCGACCAGCCATCGGCGTCGACGCCGTCACGGTTGAACCCGTCCGCGTCGTACCCGTACCGGTTGTACCCTTCCCGGTCGAGCCCCGTGTTGACATGGAACCCTTCGGAGTTGTACCCCTCCGGGCCCACGCCCCGGCAGTCCAGCCCGGCAGCGTCGCGCCACACGGGTCGGCCCTCACTGTCGGTCACGGTGCCTACCGGCTCGGGACCCTCTGGGTAGAGCCGGTGCAGGACCATTGACAGCTCGGCGCACCACCCACGGGCCCGGCCCTCGTTCACGGCCCTGTCCACCACGCGGGCTTTCTGGGCCAGAAGCGCCCCGATCGTCTCATCCGAGACGGTCCGCTCGCCCGGTGCCCCGATCCACACCCCGCCGATCGCGTCGTGCTCGGTCGTCAGGGAACGCCATGGCTCGGTAGCGGCCGGGATCTCGGTGTCCAGCGTCGCCGTCTTGCTTTGGTCGGACATGATCCAACCTTTCTCCGCCCCGGCACACTCGGCCGGGGGGTCTGCCGGTTCCCCCGGGGGCTCTGAGAGCGTCCGCCCGGGGGTCCCGTACGCGCCACGGTGGGGGTCTGAGCCCTGAGCGCCCCGTAGGCGCGTCACCGTGGCTGTGCTGCTCCTAGCCCTCCTGAGTGGCCATGAACCGCTCAGTGGCCGCCAAAGCGGCCGCAGTGGCGGCCCTCAGGTCGGCCAGGATCTGCGCGGCATCGGTCGCCGAGCTGTCGGCCGCCGGCTCGGTGGTCGACTGGACCAACTCCGCGCTCACCAGGACGAGATCGCGAACCTTGCTGGCCGGCTCGGCACCAAACCGAGCGTCACGCGCCAGACCGGCAACGTGGTTCTCGAGGGTGTCCGCGCCGTCGTACACGTACGACATCGTGATCACGCTGGTCGCCGTGACCAGCTCGAAGTCCCCGACTCCCGTGTTGAACGCCATGGCCTGGTCGATCAGGTCCCCGATCAGTCCGCTGTCGTCCAGTTCGGGTGCCGTGTCGATCGAGAACCGCACGGTGAGCTTGTGAGCCATGATCTTTGTCTCCTCTGGCTGTGCCGGGACCATCCCGGCCGCGCCGCGCCACCGTGGGGTGCCGACCCCCGACCGTCCCATGTGGACGGATCACGGTGACTGCCTGTCATGCTTCGATGATCACTGAATCGTGACCCGTGGCCGCAAGTTCTCGGCCGGACCGCCATACCTCCCGGATGTCAACATGCCAACCGCGCTCACGGCTGACCGCGAGCATGACTGGAAGATCCTCGTCAAACTCAGCCAGGATGGCGATCAGCTGACCGACCGTCATCACAGCCCCCGGTTGAGACAGGCGATCGAGATCGCACGCTCGGTGTAGCCCCGGGGGTCGCTCGGTTCCTGGACCAGGCACCGAGCAACCGGGAAGCCGAGGTCATCGACCCCCGACCAGTCCAGGATGATCACCGGGATGGCGCCCCGGTCGTCCGTGAGGTGCGGCAGACAGGCGTTGCTGGTCACGGCCAGCGCTTCACGCTGAGCCATGACGTCTGCGTTGATCATTTGTAGCCCTCGATCCTCCGGTCCCATGGCCGGTGGCTCCCAGCCTCCTAGCGACCAGGGGGCTGGGACCGTCACACCATGGGCCCTACGCCCATCCGAACGGGCGAGCGTTCGGCTCGTCCGTGCTCACGGGCAGCGCCAGCGTCTGCTCCGGCTGGGCCGGCTCGGTGCCCGCGTAGTCGCTGCTGCGCGGGTCCATCATCAGTGAGTGCCGCTCGATCGCGCCAGCGATGTTGCGGAAGCACTCCTGCGCCTGGTCGACGCTGTCGTGCGGGTGGAGCGTGGTCGCGCCGTCCGGGTCGGCAATCGTCACGATCATCGTTCCGATACGGCCGGCCATGAGCGGCGCGGGACCGTTGCTGTCCAGCGTGAATCCCGCCACCCATTGGTCCCAGCCGTCCGGCTGGCCGATCCAACGGGCGTAGTCTGTGCGGGTCATGCCGGCCAGTGCCGCTTTGATGTCCATTGTGGACACTCCATTTCTCCGGTCTGACGACCGGGCACAGCGCCGGGACCCTGGGGGGGCCCGGCACCATGCTCGATCAGCGACCCTGAGTGTCCGGGAACGGGTAGCGCCCCGTGGGGTTACCCGTGGTAGGCGTACCGGGCTGGCCCATGTCCTGGCCAGTCCGGTCCCGGCCGGGGGGCCGGGAGTCGCCTGAGGTGTCACGTGACGTCTTCTTCGCCATCGTGTGGTTCCCTTTCTGGCGTTGGCAGCGTGCCAGCGTCCGTGACCAGGGATGGAGTCGAACCATCATCCAATCGGGCGCATGCCGCGCCGCCATGTGCGCTCCCGTTGCGCCTGGTCATTGCGTGTCCACTGTGGAGTTTTCAAGGTACTGTTTGCCCTGGCCGCGCCTCCGGATCGCCCATCGGGCGCCGCGCCAGGCTATGCTCGGATGTGCGGTGGTTCGATGCGCCGTAGGCCTTGACTCCCCCGGGCTCTTGCCGTCCCGAGATCCGCGCTGTGCCGTTCGGTGCTCCGCTAGCCTAACCCCCCTCCCCCCTGAAAACCTCATACTTTCGGCTGATTCTTAACCAGCCATTCGGATGATACCGAGACATAGATCATTTACTATTTCCCCTGCTCACAGAGAGCCCCTCACGCCCTATGTAGACCAGGCCGGACGGGGGCTCTCAGCTCACCGTGGGACCCTGAGCTAGACTGGACACACGGGCGCTCAGCTCAGCCCAACGCTCAGCTCAGCCCAACCGGATACCCCCCCCTCCCCCATTCGGCCAAGGCCTCAGTCTGTCCAGATAGGACAGTACACATAGGACACATAGAGATCCTTGATCATGAAGCCCAGCCCGACCCGAGCCCCCCTGTCCCCCTCACGTGCTGCGCCAGCCCAGACCTGAGCCCCCAACGCTCAACCCTGGGCCAGCCAAGAGGGAAATGATCATGGATCAGTTGTCCTGGCCTGCAAAGCCCAGCCTAACTTCTGACTACACCATAATCCCATGGCTCTTCTTCGATGTCTTGGATCGAGGGGTCTGGGTTGGCTGGGCCTGACGGGTGTCCTTGCCTCCATGGACTTATAAACATTGATGTGCATCTTGATATGCATCTTTAAACCATGTGCATCTTCGACCTGGAAACATGTGCATCATGACCGAGGTCGTGATCAACGGGATCACCGAGGAACAGATCAGCCAGGACGCACCTCGGATGAGGGCCCTGCTGGCCATGAGGTACGAGAAGATCTGGCAGACCTGCGAGCCGCACATCAACGGTGACCGTCAAGCCAAAGGACTGGGCAGCGATCCTCGCTTCATCGAGGCGGGGATCAGAGTGCTCAGGGATCTTGGGCGGCTGTACAAGCTGGACCGTCCCAGCCCTGGGGAACTGGTGCAGGCTACCGGGGTGGACGTGGCGGCGCTGGTGTCCACGCGCCTGGCTGAGCTGGAGGCTCGGATGAGCCAGGCTGATCCTGGCCCGGGGGAGGCTGGGGAGCAGGAGACTCGTAGCTGATCGGCACCCAGGTACGAGTTGCGCTGTCCAGAGTGAAGGCCTGGAGCAGCAGCACACCGGTCTTCTTGTTGAACTTCGTGCGTAGCCGGTCCTGGCCCAGGCTGAAGCGGCGCAGGGTCCGGTAGGCGCGTTGCCTGAAGGTGGCGACGTCCTCGTGGAAGTCCTGGCCGAGGGTCAGTTCCCACAGGTGGCCGTTGAGCCAGTCGACCCACGGGTAGTCGAAGTCTTCATCTCGGACAATTCGGTCGCGTGGACCGCGAGAGGTCGCCATGGCCGCCGAGTGTAGCAGTAGTTCCGTAGAACCGTAAAACCGTAGAACCAATCTAGCCAAGATCAACTAAGAAAGCCCAGGTCAAGAGCTAGAGTTTTTTCGGTTTTATGAGACTGGTCAGAATCGGAAAGGGTAGGTAGTTAAAAGGGGTTGTCCGATTTGCCCTGGTCTGTGCTCGGGCCTCAGATTCTGTGGCCGCTACTTTCCTTTCGGGAGAATCTCATAAAACCGAAGAAACAATTTAGTGGGTGAAATGTCCCTGAATGTTCCCCTGGGGATCCTGGAGTCCTTAGCTTACTTCCAGGGGGAGGGGTATGGGAGTATAGTGGGGGGATGAAGACTGTGAGTGTGAGCTGGGACCTGGACCTTGTCGAAGAGATGGCCAAGGCCATCCGGGAGGCCCGGTTCCCTGGACATGGGACGACCTGGGAAGACACGCCCGCTAGGGCCCGGGGCTCGTATCTACGAGAGGCCGAAGCAGTGCTCAACGTCCTTGCCCAGGCCAAGGTCAAAGAAGAGGAGGCCCAAGCGAAGCAGTCTCTGCTTACTGAAGATCAGTTAGCTGAGCTGCTCCATAACGCCTATAAGCAGTACTACGGCTCAGTTCTGCCGCTATGGAAAGACCTGTCAGGATCAACAAAGGGTTCATACGTGGCAATGGCTAAGGCCATCCTGGTCGCCGGCCAGGAGCCGGCCACCGTTTCCGCAGCAGCAGTAACGACTATCCGTCAGGTAGGTCCTAACCTGCCTGACGGAATCCAGGAATGGATGTGGGTTGGCATAGGCGAGAATGCCAGGGCATTCTTGCTTTCCTCCGAGACGGCCGCTGAGACGTTCCTCCGCGAAAACGTGAATCGTCAGATTTTCAAGGTTCGCATCGTCGAGGCTCGACGGCACCACATAGCTCTCATCCCCAGCGATGAATAGGACCCTGCCGTTACTGATGTTGGGGCTAGTCCTGGCCGGGCTACTGCTTATCGGCTCAGGGTTCAGTGGCGGCAGCCTGTCCACGCAGGTCAGGGCTACTGGCGTCAACATCGAGGTGACCTGGGACAACGGGAACTTCCTGAAGACCCGGGACAGCTTCTATGCCGACGACGGGCACATCGCAGCAGTGCGGGTCTGGGGAGGCAACGCCTGCTGGATCACTATCAACGACCGTGTGGCTGACGCCAGAGAAGACGCGGGGGCGGTCACCTGTACCTGGAGTAGGGAGCAGACATGAGAGTGCTGGTGACAGGCTCACGTGACTGGGATGTCCGATACAAGATCAACATGATTCTCAACGAACTGAAGGCCATGGCCGACATACTCAACTCTCAGCTGACCATCGTCCATGGAGCTTGCCCTACCGGGGCCGACTTCTACGCAGACCAGTGGGCCAACTACCGTTCCGACGTTAAGGCCGAGCAGTGGCCAGCCAGGTGGGAGCTGTACGGGAAGGCGGCCGGTCCTCGCCGCAATGAAGCCATGGTCGACGCTGGCGCGGACATGTGCCTGGCGTTCCTGAGGGGCAATTCGCCGGGTACCAGTCAGACGATTGCTCTGGCCAGGACGGCGGGGATCCCCACATTCGTGATCAACTACGAGAGCGTGGACCAGGAGATCGAAACCCTGAGTCCAGGCCCAGGTTAAGGAGAAAGTTATGCCCGAGCCCACAGGTCTTGGCACTCCCGACAGCGACGAATTCGGCGAAGTTCACTTCAAGTACCACGGCAGCGAAGACCCCAAGCCTGTCAGCTGGCCGGCGGCCACGATGGCATCTGTCGTCGTGATCTCCGTGATCACTGGCGTGGTCCTGGTGTGTTCGACCTGCGCGGGACTATTCAGCCAATGGACTATGAAATGACCGAGTATCAGAAGATTCCAGCCCCGTTCAAGCGACACGTTGAGGGTCCGAACCGCAACAAGCTGATCATCGGCGAGTGGAGCAGTCCTGAACTGGCGGCCCTGAAGAACATCAACTGGATCTGGACCGAGAAGGTTGACGGCACGAACATCAGGGTTATCTGGGATGGCCACAAGGTCCGGTTCGGTGGTCGCACTGACGCTGCGCAGATCCCAGCCAAGCTGATCTCCGTACTTCAGGAGAAGTTCCCTGAGGAGTTACTGGAGGAGGCTTTTGGAGCCACGCCCGCAGTCCTCTACGGGGAGGGTTACGGAGCTGGGATTCAGTCCGGTGGTGTCTACCGGTCAGACATGAGCTTCGTTCTGTTCGACGTCAAGATCGACTCATGGTGGCTGCTACGGGCCAACGTGGAAGACATCGCGGTGGCCAAGCTGGGCATTGACGTGGTCCCCATCCTCTGGGTTGGCACGATCGAGGACGCGATTGCCCAAGTCCAAGCTGGTCTACAGTCTGCCTGGCGGCCGGCAACTCGACCCGAGCAAACTTGGGCCGAAGGCCTGGTTGGCGTGACCCAGGCCGGTCTGCTGGATCGTGGCGGAAACCGTATCATCGTGAAGATCAAGACGAAGGATTTCCGGTGACCAGTTCCAGTGAGGAACGGCGAGCCAGGCTCCATCCGACCTGCTCAGACCAGGTCAGCGTGACGTTCATGTACCCGATGGGGGATGACGTCTTCCTGATTGAGCGAGGGGGGGAGGCGTCCCTGGTGGACAGTGCTAACCTGAGGTCCTTGCTGAAACAACTATCGGGAGAGGACGTCTTGCCATGAGCAACTGGGAGAACGCGCTGTGGGAGGAATTGGCTGCCATGTCCAGCGTGGACCAGATCAAGGCCACGGCAAGCTGGATCGCCGACATCACGCACAGCCTGCTCCCAGCTCTTGCTGCACGACGGCGTGAGCAGATCCTGTTCACGATGAACCTGCCAGGCTGGGACGCACAGCGTGTGGCCGAGACGATCGGGTCCCGGCGTACCACGATCTCCAGGCTGGCGGAAGAAGCTCGGCGGGAAGCCAGAAGTTCTGGCGATACCCCTCCCCCTGCGATAGACTGAGGGCACGGCGAGCCGCAGGGCCTGCTGGGCATGAGTCGCATGAGAACGCGCAGACGTCAAACCACAGTCTCCTGACGCACCCCCGGCAAGGATGCCCATGATGTCCAGACTGAGCGGACTAGGTATACCTGCGTCTGCGTAGCATCACTGAGGGACCAGCCTGTCGATACCAGGCTGGTCCCTCAGCTCTTTCGAGGAGGACGCAGTGGCTCATATCCCGTTGGACCAGGACACCTACGAGGCCTGCCAGCTTTCGCTGCGTAGTGCTCGGATCCACGGCCTCGATCCGATCGAGACACTGCACCGGGCAGATCTGATCATGAGCCCGATGGCTGCCACCAGGTTGCAACTGGAGACGGTCATGACGTTGATCAGAATGTTGGAGGATGTCAAGCCTCATGAGTTGCTGCGGCGCAAGTTCCGAGCCGGCGCGGCCTGCACGCCTGACGACATGGTGATCTGCGTGCTGGACTTCATCAGAGAGTACTGGGAGATGATCAAGAAAGATGGCGAAGGATGATCCACTTCATGTAAAGCTCGACTGGTTTGTCGACGTGGGCTGTTGGTCAGCTTTCGTCGGGGCGTTCTTCATGTTCTACGACCTCTGGGCGCTCATCGCCTTCCTTGGAGGATGCGCCATGCTTGGTACGTACCTGATCATCAAGCGTGCAGAAACACGCCATGGATGATCCGAGCCTCTTCTGCGACAACTTTAGCCGCTGCCGTCGGCTCTACATAGGTCGGGGTAGTCCAGAGAAGACCAGGGCAGCCGCCCGGGCCCGGGGCTGGCACTTCTACGAGGGCCCGAACTTCGATGGGTCCAGGCAGCTCAGCGTCAGCCTGTGTTCTGAGTGCGCTCAGGCTGATCGGCGGGCGTTGCCGAAGGCCGGGGCACCCTTGGAAGGCCAGACCGGACTGTTCGAGGAGTGATCATGGCTTTGCACGCGGCCGTCGGAGCGTTGATCTTGGTGGTGTTGATTGCCCTGGTCTTCGCGTTGTTCGGCAACTTCAATGACCCTAAAAATGATCTCCACGATTGAGGAATCAATGGCCGTCGGAGATATTCACACCTACCCGGACGGGTACAGCTTCCAAGAAACCTTGCACGGCCCGATGGCCTGGGGAGTATGCGTGGACTGCGGCAAGCCGGCGGCCGAGGCCCTGTGCAACCGAGACAAGGTCGTAGCCGGGGTGCCGCCTACCCGATGTGGGAGCTGCGCTCGACGTCATCATGGCCTGGGACTGGTCTGAGGTTGTCCCCAGGGCTCCCCCTGGGTAGTATGGGATTCATGATTCTTCTCTACGGCGCCGCCATGATTCCGGCAGTCTTCCTGCTGAGTCTCGGGGCGGTGCTGTTTCTGTTGACCACGATCACCCCCACTGAACCCCCAGGTGAACTTGTACCTGTGGCTGATCTTCTGACGGAGGAGGATCTCTGATGCTTGACATGAATCCGGAAATCAGAGCTAGATGGACGGCCGCTCTGCGTAGCGGCGAGTTCGTGCAGGGCATTGAATATCTCGCTTACAACGACCCGAACAGTGGCCAGCGCAAGAACTGTTGCATGGGTGTGCTGTGCGAGTTGGCCCTTGAGGAAGGCGTTGTGACCAGCCAACTGATCAATGAGATCGTTGGTTATGGCGACGGAAATGAAATGCGAGTTCTTCCCGGGGAGGTCCTGGAGTGGGCTGGCCTATATGAGCAAAACCCAGCACTGCGCCCCTATCAACGAGGTGATTACCACTGGCGTGGGATCGGGAGCCAGATGACCTGCTCTGACGCCAACGATGGTGAGCGTCTGAGCTTCAGTGAGATTGCCGACCTGATTGACGGAGGCGTTGATGCCAGTTCCTGACCTGCACACCGAGGAACCGAAGGTCGAAGTTTCGCCGGGCCTGTATCAGTCCTGGCGTGAGGCTGAGGACAACGCAGCGGCCTGGAAGAAGGTGGCCCAGGAGCGCCGCGATGCCCTGGAGCAGGCCCTGGGCGACGCGCACGCTGGGACTGTCGAGGGCCGGCTGGTCGTGACCTACCGTCCCAGCGAGAAGTGGGCCACGGCGGCTCTGATCAAGGCGTACCCGGATCTGACGCAGCACTACATGCGTCGCAAGGAGAGCCAGGAGCTGGACCTGGAGTTGTTCCGTCGGGCGTACCCAGAGATTGCTGAAGCGTTCCGGGTCCGAGTGTTTAGGGATGCTGGATCATGATCGTTTACGTGAGCATTGGCAACAGCGATAACAAGCTGACTCAAAAGGAGTGGGCTGACTTCATCGCAGATGTTGAAGACGACATTCAAGGTTCAATAGCTAGTATTCATGAATCTTGGCTCTCTGCTTCTGATGTACCTTGGCAGAACGCCTGCTGGTGTATCGAGCTGGATGAGACTGCCTTCAATTTCAAGATCCAGGTGCAGCGACTGAAGGGAAACCTGCGCTCGCATGCTCAGGCTTACAGGCAAGATTCGATTGCTTGGGCTGAGGTCAAGGAAACAGAGTTCCTCGGATGATCATCACCGTCTACGGTGATCCTGCGCCCCAGGGGTCCAAGCGAGCCCTGGGGCGTAGCCCTGCCGGCAAATCCATCATGGTCGAGAACTCCACCAAGGTCATTCCTTGGCGTAATGACGTCAAGAACGCCGCCGAGCGGGCCGTTGCGGCTCTGGGCATGCCACCACCCATGGACGGCCCCCTGCTGGCCAGGATGGTGTTCACCTATCCGAGGCCGAAGAGCCATTTCGGTACTGGGAAGAACTCGGACCGGCTTCGCCCGGATGCTCCGGAGCGTCCCTGCACCGTGCCCGACCTGTCTAAGCTGGTGCGCTCCACCGAGGATGCGATCAAGGGCCTGGTCTGGGTTGACGATGCCCGGGTAAGCGAGTACAGCCGGGTGGCCAAGGTCTGGGTCAACGAGGATATCGAGGCTCTGGACCGTCGAGGAGTCATCATCACCGTGGTCCCTATCGGTCGGCGCGACGACAACGGCAGTGAGATCCATGTTCTGGAGTCTGGTCAGACGCTGGTGACGCACAGCCTGGCGAACTGTCGACGTAACCCATGGTGTGTCATCCATGTGCCCCGTCCGGGGCCATGGGAGTCCTGGCCGAGACTGTGGCGCGACGATCGGATGATGATCGAGCGCGTGTGTCCGCACGGAGTGGGGCATCCAGCCGTGGAGCAGATCGAGTGGTTCCAGGAACACCCAGAACGGCATTCTCTTGATCACGGGTGCGACCTGTGTCCTTGCATGCCCAGGGAGTTAGGTAGATGATCATCAATATGTTGTGGATTGTCGGCTTGGTGGTGGCCGGCTGGTCCGGCCACATCCTCTACGTCGACATCAAGAACGACCTGAAGAGGTCAAGGCAGCGCAAACGCCAGGAACGCGAGGATGATGAAGTCCTACGCATCGTGTCAGGGCTCAGCGAAGATGATCCAGAGGTGGACGTGGGCTCCGAGGAGATCAAGCCAACGCTGCGGGAGCGCCTGGAAGACCGGTGGCTCAACTTGTGGCGTACCTCGGCCCCTCGTACAGCTGAGCAGGTAGCCGGAACCGGGTTTACGAGACTGTCCTTGCACGATCTCATCTACAGGTCGAAGGAAAAACCAGTGACCTATACGGGCAGACATCGGGCTGACAAGACGTTGCACATCCAGGGAGGCGAGGATGGCCTGCCGGTCGAAGAAGAAGCGGTACTCAGACGAGATCACGGCGAAGCTGGCCCTGGCCCGAGCGCGCAGGATGACGGGGTCATCGACTCGGGACGAGCGAAGAATCTACCGCTGCCCCTGGTGCAGGGGCTGGCATCTGACGAAGAAGAGGTAGTGATGGTAGGTGAACAACCAAACACGTAGTTCCTTGGCCGTGGGCTGGTGCCCAGGCCATCAGAAGTTGCTGTACCCCAGCCGCAAGATGGCTAAGGCGGCTGGACGCAAGATCCACGGGGCCTGCTTGTCGGAGTTCCTGTGTGAACTGCACGAGGGTGCCAACCTGTGGCACCTGGGCAACCTCCCAGCCAGTGTCCGGTCTGGGAAAATTGATCGCTCTCACATCATTCGTAGGACATTTTTATAACCCCATAGGAATGAATATTCATGATCCCCGAAGAGGTAACGTTCAGTAGATCTGAGCAGTTCGCCGTGTTCACCGTCACCGCGCTGAACATCCTTCAGACCAAGTACTGCTGCCCGGACTGTTGTCCACAGTGCTTCGTCCTGGCGTCCCTGCTCACCTCAGGAGAGCTGGACGACATCATCAACGAGGCCCCACGATGGGTGCCCAGAGAATTCACCTGGCACTTTCTGACAGGAACCACAACCGCCAAGGTCAATCGACGCTGGCTCTACAGCCGCTGGGATCCCCAGCAGAACCATTGCTCCTGCAACTTCGACCCCGACGACCCGGAGCTGAACCTGAAGGCCCCGGAGTCGCTACAACGCCCGACCCGCCGGCCAGGTCCTCGCACAGCCAAAGTCAAGGCATGTGAGGTCCACCGGCAAGCAAGGAAGAAGTGCACCTGCTCGGCTGAGCCGGCAGTGATCTGATCAAGTGAGGGCCATCTCCTAGGAGGTGGCCCTCGTTGGTATCCGGAACCGGCCACGGTTGCTGTGGGCCGGCAGAGTGTGCCACACCGGATCAGGAACCCGAGTCTCCGGTAGCCCCAGCGCCAGGAAGCAGGCCCCGGCGAGCTTCATGGCCCGACCATGGCACCACCATTGGTCCCGGGCGGAGACGGTGAAGCTGAACGACAGGATCCCCAGGGCCTCCCCGGTCACCTGAGGGTCGTTGTACCACCAGTACTGCTTGCAGCGCCGCTGGAGGATCACGTTGACAGTGTCGTGGCCCTCAGGGTGCTCCCAGGGGCCCGGCACTGTGAACTCGTAGCGACGATGCGTGGTCATGGCTGAGGGATATAGGCTGCCGGGCTTCCGTCACCGTTGCGGACCACTAGGGGATTGATCGAATTGTCTGATGGAACTGGCGATGCTGGCCGGTTGTCCAGCTCTACCATGGTGGCCGGCTGGATCATCTTGGCGAGCTGAACCTCACGCTCGTGGCCAGCACGCAGGGCGTCCATGAGCTGACTCGTGTTGCCGTTGACCATGTTTTTCACTTCGTCAGTCTTCTGGTATACGGCCACACCGAGAGCGCCCAGGACGGGAAGAGAGCACAACCCTAAGAGAGAGATCAGCGCACTGGCGTCCTTATTCATGGCGGTCAGTGAAATAGCTCCGGCCATGAGAACAATGACAATGACCACTGAAGCCCAGATGGCGTGCGGATTCTTCATCACCTGCATACCCAATCTTGACTGATTCTAGGGCGCCTTGTCGATTCGAGCGGTCACCGTCACACCGTCCAGGGCGGAAGCCGCGCCATCATGGGCTGCTGTGGTAATGGCGGTGAGTTGCTCTGAGGTCAGGTCGATCCCCAGTCCGGTCAGCGCTGTCTGAATGGCCGTTAAGGCTCCAGTGATAGCCGTGATTCGAGCATCCAGATTCAGCTTGTTAGCCACATAGTCGCCACGCAGGGCGGCCAGGTAGGCATTGTCGGCCATGGCGCTGAGGACCTGCTCCACGGTCTGACCTTTATGGGTGCCTGAGGTGAACTTCTCTTCCAGCATGTCAGCTCCTGTCAGCATGGCGAAGACGTCGCTGTGGTCCTCGCTGACCCGTTTCCGGTCAAAGGATAGGTGAAGGTGGACCAGGTGACTGGAGTCTGATGTGGCCAGGATGTTGCGGATGTTGTCATAACCGTCGACTCGCTGGTCACCGTTGATGTTGCCGTACCACTCGGTGATTTTTTCGAAGCGTCCTGAACGGATGGCGGCATCTACCCGCTGGCACATGGCCATCAGATCGTCCTGGGACAGGCCCCCGATGTCGATGGCGCAGACCCAGTTGACGTCCCCGGGTGACCGGTTTCCGGTCGTTTCAGACACTGAGTAGGACCTTGAGGTGCAGAAGTCAGAGTTGTGCACCCAAGCAGCTGAGCGGTGGTATCCGCGCAGATGGTTGGTGTCTCCACGCATGCCGACATCGTTGACCGGAACGTGCAGAGCTGCCCTTAGGTCGACGGCAAGCTTGTTCAGGGTGGGTGGGATGGACTCCTCGTTCCACCATGGTTCTGACTGAAGTTGCAGCAGCGTAGCCACGATCTGAGGGTACCCCTACTGGATACGTAACACCCCTACCGGTTCCTCTGGGCTCTCGGGAGAGTCGACCACCTTGACCCAGATAACGTAGGTACCCACCGCCAGGGCGTGGCCGCCAGGACCAACCAGGCAGATGGCGTAGAAGTTGGAGCCGATCGTCTGCCAGGATCCGGTCACCAGGTCGGAGACGCCAGGATTGACCCCTGGTGCCATGAAGGCGAAGGAGACGTCGTCCCCGGTCGGGTCGACCAGGACTTCTCCGGCCACCACGTCACTGACCTGGACCCGTACATTGCGGGTCGACAGGACCGACATGGTCAACACTGGCCTGATCATGAACAGCCTCCCTGGGGACACAAGATTGGATCGCTGAACTGCCAGTCCAGTGTGGGGTCAGCGAACGCCCAGTCCAGGCTGGCGTCACCGAACGTGAAGCAGCCTCCCGTGGCTGAGCCCTCGATGTGAAGGGATCGCGCCGAGTCCAGCTCGAAGGCACGAGCCAGCAGCAGCGTCTCCATAGTGATTACGCCGTTGGCCGTGTCGACCTCGCCGGCCTGGCCTATAGAGACACCCTCGCCTACGCTCAACGCCCGAGCTGAGTCCGTCTCAGCCGCCCTGGCCAACGCGAGAATTTCAGCAACGGTCAAGGCACGAGCCGTGTCCGTCTCGCTGGCCTGACCTAGGGTCAGCGTCTCAGAGATGGTCAGAGCCCGCGCTGAGTCTGTCTCCTGAGCCTGATCCAGGGTGACATTGGTGTCGGTCTGGGCCAGGAAGACCGACACCAGGATGTAGCGGTCAGAGACACTGTTCGTCCAGGACACCTGAGGCGTCTCGTCGTTGGTGCTGTCCGTACGGTAGCCGACAAAGCTCTGGACCTGGCCTATAGATGTCCCAGCGGCCTCGGTGTACCCGGTAGACCAGGCTGGGGTGACTGCTGTTCCAGCGCCAGCCCCGTGCAGGGCAGCGAAGGCTACAACGGTTTCGTTGGTGCCCTGAAGAGGGTCAGTGTCGATAGCGGGCGTGGATGTACCAGGAACGCCGTCAACCTGGGCGTGCTTGGCGATGTCCAGGCCGGTCAATCCGGAGAAGCGTAACCAGGTCAGCTGGGTGTCGAAGTTGCCTGAGGTGTTAATGCTGACGTCGGCCGTCTCCCCGCCGGAAGCTATCCGGTAGTACTGGTAGGAGCCTTGGGAGTTGATGAAGCTGGTGGCTTCGGTGAACCCGGCCGGCGGGACGTCGATGATGGTGTCGGAGTTGATGTTGAGAACATCGGTATCACCGACAGCGGGTGCCCCGGCGCTGAACGTACAAGTGTGACCTGAAGTGCCGTCATTGAAGGCATACGTCTGGCTGGCGAGCAGGGAGCCAGGCATAGTTCACCTACGCAGCCTGAGCAAAGCCACCAGTGGCGATAGTGACGTTGACGTCGTTCCCGGCCGGCGTGAAGGTCACATCATGCTTGGAGATCGGAATGACCGCTGAGTCCGGGGATGTGCCCACGATCGGCACGTAGCAGATGACGAAGGCCCCGACTGCTGCGCCGGCTGTGGCTGCCGTGTACGTGAAGTCCGCGCAGTCGAGAAGAACGACGTCGTTGGTCTGGTCGACTGTGACGGTGACGGCGGTGAGGGCCTTGCGGCCGATGTTGGACTCAGTGTTGCCGGCGAGGATGGCGGCCAAGGTGGTGTAGTCGCGCATGGTGGCGTCGTTGACCAGGCCAGCTGACACCAGGGGTACCAGCGTGAGGCCGTCAGAAGCGGCAGGAAGGGTGCCGTAATAGCCCCAGGCACCCTTCATGACGTTGAAGATCAGGTTTGCCACGAGATCAGAATAGTGCCGCATCGCCCTTGGTGGGAAGACCGGACGTATTCCGACCGTGGTGGCTCCAGATCCAGGTCTTCATGACCAGATGAGAGATCTTGCCCCCTGCTTCCAGGCACCCCAGGGTGAAGAAACGATCTTCGCCTGAGTTCTGGTTGTGTCCACGGTTCAGAGGCTTGAAGCCCACCATCTTGGCTAACTCTGTGCGTACCAGCACGGTCATCGTCGTCTCGATGGGATCCTGCGGGTCGAACGGGTTCAGGTAATGACCGGGAGGGAAGACCGGGTCGTCTTCCAGGACTCGACCGAACTGATCTTCGACCTTGAACCAGGAGTATACGAAGTCCGCGCCAGTCTCCAGGGCATGCTCGGACAGGGCCTCCAGGTGCCCCGGCAAGAAGTAGTCATCAGAGTCCAGGAACGCCACCCAGGACGTATGTACGGCCTCCAGAGCCCGCTGCCGAGTAGCCGCTGCTCCCTCGCGGTCCACGTCCACCGCGATGCTGATGGCCGCCGGCTGCTTAGTCTGGATAGCCACGGAAGCCATGGCTCGGTTCAGCATCCCGGTTCGCATCCGAGCCAGGTGTGTAGGTGTGCAGATCGTAATAGCCATTAGTTCATCTCTTCTTGAGTGATCGACTGCCTCTATGACCCCTGTGCCAATAACCACACTCAGGACAACGATACACACATTCGCCCTGTCGCTTAAGGCTTTCGGCCTCTTCGCGAGTCTCGTACCTCTTCTTAAACTTCCCACCAATTTTGATGTTGTAGCACTGATTGTTCTACTGGAAGCCTTTCGGGCTATGCTCGAAGTACTCCCAGCCCTCAGCCCACGGCAAGGTGAAAACGGTTTTCACTTTCTCTTCGTTGAGGCGAGCCAGAACAGGCAGCGATACCTGATCCTGGTGGGTATGGTGCAGGCACTCATCCCACCACTGCTCCCCCATCTCGATGACAGCCTCGGTGTGCCGGCGCACCATAATGCCAGTGGCCGGGAGGCCCCAGTGGGCCGGATGACCGATGACGTCCCGGTAGAACCCAGCCTGCTGTTGCAGCTTGACGGCATCGTAGCGGGAGAGCTGAGCTGAGAAGTCAGCCTCCTCGTAGATGCAGTCCCGCCAGGGGTGCTTCATCGTCAGCCAGTCGTTGTCACCGAGGTAGTCCAGCGCCTTGTCGACGAAGTCCGGATCCGTGATACCAATCGATCCGTCTACCCATATCGATATCTCGGCATCCGGGAAAGCTGCGGCGGGATGAGTCTTCCAGAACTTGTGCCGCAGCATGTTGGTTGGGTGGTAGAGATTGCCTGAGGTGTCCTCGATCCTAGGGTCGATTTCGTAGGCATCCCAGCCAAGGACCGGGAAGCCTGTCCTCTCTGGATCATCGGTGAACATCCGACAGGGGATAGATGTGAAAGGAGCGGGACGGGGATCGTCGTACTGGCCATAGACGGCCGAGTACAGCCCTACTTTGGCTGGTACCACTTGATCGCCTCCACAAGTCGGACTGGGTTGGCGCTAGGACGGAACCCCATCAGGTTCCAGCCTTCCTGGTTGGTGGCCACGATCTGAGTGGGAATCTCGCCGTCCCGCATGTCGAAGTGCGTTACGCCAGCGGTAGAGCCAGCGATCCTGTTGACCAGGTGGGCTACCTGCAACACGGTCATGGCGACACCCGTGCCAGCGTCGAACACCCTGTCGTTGGTCCACTGCGCTGCCATGACTAGCATTGCAGCGACGTCGTCACAATGAACGAGGTCGACGGTCTGGGATCCGTCGCCCCAGATAGGGAGCGGCTTGTTCTGCCAAGCCAGCGTAGCGAATGTAGGGATGATCTTCTGTGGGTGACCAGGTCCATACTTCTGGCCAGGACCATAGGCGTTGAACGCTCGGACGTGACTGACCTGCAACCCTCGGCTGTAATGCAGCGCGGTGGCCAGACGCATCGAGGCCACCTTGGTGGCCGTGTAGATGCTCGGGAACACGTCCGGCATAGTGATGCCGACATAGCGGGCATTGTTGTTGATACACCACTCCATCACCCGATAGGAGCCGACGATGTTGACGTCAATAGCCTCCTCGATTCGGTCGAACAGTTCGTGGGTACCAAGCACGCCGGCCATGTGGATGACGACGTCAGCGCCTTCAAGGCCCTTCAGGTCGCCCAGGATGTCGTGACCGTCAGCCCGGTCGAACGTCCACGCCTCATGTCCCTTGGACTGCGCATACGCCAGGGTGGGTTTGCCGAGGAAGCCTGAGCCTCCCGTGATTGCGATCTTCATGGCTGCCTTCTCTCGGCTCGGTCAAGAATGTCGTTCTTGATCCAGTTGAGGACCAGATCAGGATCGCTAGCGCGCTCCCGGTTGAGGATGTCATCGGTCAACTCGATGTGGCCGTAGTTCCTGTTGATCGACGCCCATTCAGACTTCAAGATCGTGTTAAAGGGGTTCAGGTTCCGGATAACCAGCAATCCAGTCGGCTGAGTGTCTACCAGTCGCATGTCAAGATCGGGACGCCAGTCTTCGAGGATCTCGCAGACCTTCCAGACATCCCCGGTCCAGTCTCCTGGAGGCTGTTTCCGGGTAGCGATCTCTCTGTTGTAGGGCAGAACGTCATCCAGAACGATGGTCCCGCTGGCATTAGCGAAGCGCTCCATATTCATGAAGTCGCGCAGCGCGTACTCCCAGAGGTGCATACCATCAATGAAGGCCAGGTCGATTGGATTGCCAACCAGAACGTCGCAGCCAGGGCCGAACACCTCATTGCCAGCGGTCAGGCCGCTGCTGCGTACCGCGAAGAACTCATCCGAAGTTTCCTGGTAGACCTTGGCCCAGGCCGGAATACCAACCGACAGTGCCGGCGCCGGGTCCACGCCGATGGCCATCTTGGTACCGGTAGCCAGGGCCAGGCTCGCACCAGACTGGATACCGATCTCCAGGTATACCCGAGGATTCAAGACCCTGTGAAGTTCAGCCAGAAACTCATGTCTAGTTACCACGGCATAATCCCCCACTTCTCCTTGAACACCTTGGCATCGATGGCGATACGTTGCCCCAGTTCGAGGCTCACTTGTCCATTGGGGTGTAGGTGCTGGACAGGAAAGCCCGGCATCATCACCGTTCCGCCATTCAGTCGAGCTGTGTAGTCGATGTGGTCATCGCTGAAGTACCAGTGAATGTCCTCGTCCGCGCGGATGCGGCTCTCGCCTCGCAGCATGAAGGCGTACCCCACTAGCCGTCGACCCAGGCCTACTGGGCCAATCTGGCGATGACAGACAGGAGCACGCAGGGCGCTGTCCGGGTCAGAGCAGCCTGCGCTGGCGCTAAAGGCACGCATGCCCCCTGACACGGCGGCAAACCAACCCGGGGGCACGATGGCGTCGTCATTGAGAATGGCCACGTCCCAGGCCGTAGCACCCCACTGTCGACGGACGTCTTGAGCCCAATCCAGGCCCGAGTTCCATAGGGCCGACAGATTAGGCGGCTGGCCTGGACGCCAAATCCAGGACATGTTGGAGCTTCCTGGAGTGGGACCGTTTCTCGGTAACGTCAGGTCAGGAAAGTCATCACTGTTGACAACGACAAGGGTGTAGTCGACCTGACCGTGGATTGCTTCTATGCACTGGTCAAGGACGTCTGGGCGGTTACCGCGAGTGGGGACGACGGCGAACTTGAGGATCGCTCCATCTGCACCGCCCGTTCCCACGCTTCCCACCATCTCCATGCGTTCGCCTCATATGTCTGAGTTTTCATATATTCTTTGCCGGCAGCAGCCAGGTCCTCGCGGAGACTATGGTCATCCATCAGGCGCTTGACCTGGGAAAACCACTCCTTCGGACTATCTGCCAGGAGGCCTCCCCCTGATACCTTTGCTAGTCTACGATACTCATCCCGGGGTGAGGCAACCCACGGCACGCCCACCGAGGACATCTCGATGCCCTTGAGCCTGGACTTGGCGGTGTTGAAGGCCGTCGGAGCCAGGGGGATCATGCCGACATCCATGGTGGCAGCAATAGTCTCAGCCCATTTGATCAAGGGAACGGTGCCGGTAAAGTACGGTTCCTCCCTTAATCTGAGCGCTGACTTGACTCCTGCCGGGTTGCCTACCCCGGCGAAGCGATAATGACCGTCAAGAAGCCGCTGGACCGCTGGGGCCGTGACCTGAAGGTCGTTGGGATGGCTGGCTGTGGTCCCAGCCCAGCCGAACGCCCCCGTCTCAGGGCACGGCAGTCCTAGATACCCCCCGGGTACGTAGTTATCCAGCAGAACTCCTCGCCCATGCGCGGCGTAGCGCTTCAGCAGGGCTGGCGTGGTGCAGGTAACCAAGCTGGCCACCTTGCAGGACTCCAGGGCCCATTTGTGCGAGAAGGGCGTGTTGGAGTTCTCCCGGTACATGGTGAAGGCCGAGTTGTGCGGGTGGATCATGGACATGTCATCATCCATGTCCACAATGACGGCCCGGCCGTTTTGCCTCAGTAGGTTGATCATCTGAGGATGGAGTGGATGCGCCGGACGTTGGATGACGATCGCGTCAGCGTCCTGGGGAATTCGGACCTCGGTCAGCATTTCACCGTACGGGGTCTGCGTCGTCTTGGCCTCGAACCCGCCACCCTTCGTGTTAGGTGGCATGACCACCACGTCATGGCCACGCTGTTGCAAAATGCCAGACGGCAGAATGAGCCGATAGAACCCACAGCCGTGCGAGTCAGCCGGAAGAACGTAGACCTTCACAGCGCGCTCCCTGTATCGGCTGGAGCGATCCCGATGGCCTCAACGAACATGTCGATGGGCATGCCGTTGATGTGCTGAAGGCCGACGTTGCCGGTGCCTACCGTACGGACCTGGGTCAGGATCAGGCCGAGAACCTGGTCCTGGGTGGGGAAGAAGATGACATCCATGGGTGACCGGGCTTGCGCCGCCAGGCCGCCAAGGTCGTGTTCCATACAGGTCATCAGCGCTGAGGCCGTGCTGGGAGTTGACCCGTCCGTGGTGTAACGGATAGCCACTTGCATGGAGTCGTTGGCCACAGAACTGTCCATGATCATGGAGCTGGTGCCAATGCGGTATGCGAGTCCCTCACGGACTTCGACATTGGTCAACGTCAGCACGCCGGCCTCGACGTTGGTTGTCGTGCTCGGGTTAGTATCTCGGCTGCCGTAAGCCACGATTCCACGCGACTGAACGAATGAACCGATGACGAAGTTGGCTGAAGGGGGCACAGTCATCACCATGACTCGCCAGCCCTGAAGAAGGCCTCCCACCAGAGACATGGCCTTGATGGGAGTGCTGTCTCCATCCATGACTACTTGGACGAAGCCGGACGACAGGCTGGTCTGAGCCACCTCACCAGGAGTGATGCCCCACTGCAAACCGAGCCGCTTGGCGTTCTCCACAATTGCCTGTGCGCCAGCGCCGATCAGCTGGGCCGACCGGGCATCACGGTGGACAGCTGGCGTGGTCATGCCGCGTAGCTCTTGCGTAGAACGTGACTCATGGCTCCCCCTTCAACCAGTTGCATGCCCCATGCCAGCTCCAGCCACAGGTCTCCCTGCCACTGGATAACATCGTAGGAGTCGTGGCGGGGATCGGGGGCAGTGTTGAGCGAAACCTGCTCGAAGACAGTGTGTCGCTGAGCCAGACCGTCGGCGATGGCCTGAGCCTGGGGTTGGTCAGAGATGGGCAGCGTGTAGAACTTCGGCAGAACGAAGCCCCTGTTGCGGATGGAGTTAGGCGCGCTGGCTGGAATGTCGGCACTGGCGACGATCGGAGCCTGGGATACCTGGGTTCCGGAGTTGGAGATGACAAAGATCCGGTTCGGGGCCAACAAGAGATCATCGCTTTCCACGATCCCCTGTCGCAGGACCTGGTTGCCCCGGTCGAAGTCGAAACTGGGGATCTGGGTGACCGGGTCGAAAGTTCTGATCATGTGGAAGTGGTCATCGTTGCCGAACCAGGGAGAGAAGTAGTCCCCGGTAACGGAGAGGGCCTCCAGAATCTGGCCCCGACTAGTACCCACGCTCCAAGCGTCAGACGATGTAAACGGTGAGGCCTCGATCTCCAACACGAAGTCGAAGTCAGCCATGACCGTCTCGATGACGGCAGGGACCGCCAGTCCCACGCCATCGATACCCACAGTGATGGGTTGGTCCACGATGAACATGTTGTCGTTCATGGCTGACGTGGCCAGCTTGCCGGAAGTGAACACCTGGCGGTTGGCGTCAGTGAACCGATACGTTCCCAATGGATACGAGGACCCGTCCGGGAAGTCCATGCTGACTGTGATCAGAGCCGTCACACTGTTGATCAGTGCAGTGTCCTCCGCGCCGAAGTTCACACTGAGTTGACGCTTGATGGTCCGCGATGTGTTATGAGTCAGCGTGGCCCCACGGAGAGGATGGACCTCACCGAGGTTTTCTCCTGTTCCTCCATCTGTAAGTAGGAAGGTGAATGTCGCTTCTCGCTGCCCGATCCACTCAGACAGGTTGAGCTGGTCGTTGAAGGGAACTGTTGTGAGGGTTCTGTTGGTGATCATGCCGGATCCACCGGAGTGGGTGTATCGGTTACCTCGACGATGTCCACTCCGGCCATATAGATGGAGCGGTTCAACTGCACCTTAGCGTTGGGTACCCGGACATTGGCGAACCACCGATTACCGTCCTCATCGCGCACACAGATGTAGGGAACGTCGGTCCAGGCCATATCCCGTAGCGAGGTGAAGTCGGCCAGAGTCTCTGGAGAGATCGCGGCGGCCTGAACCAGGACGGTGCGACTGAACTGGTCCCCGCCACGTTCGGTGGGGTGGAAGGCCGTAACGAAGTCACGGTTATACATCTTCTGGAACGTGACATCACTGGCTTCAGGGAAGGTGAAGTCCTCGTCCACCGATCCCCCGGTCCACACGGAACAGTAGGCCAGGTTCAGTGCGCCGGTCTGGTCAGAGTTAGAACTGAACAGCAGTAGGTGTCCATCTCCCAGTCGACCGATGGTTGCTCCAGGGGCGGTGAGTGTTCCCGCCACCGTGGAGGACCAGGCGTTGGTGAACCCATACAGATCTACGGCCCTGATGCGATAGGACGACACGATCCCAGGTCTAGCTTCGAAGTCAGAGAAGCCGGAGATGGTGGGAGACGAACACTCCATGATCGTCTTCCAGTCAGTCTCCACAGTATCCATGCGCTGAAGCTCATAGAAACCGAACCAGGCAGAGTTGGTCAGGTTGTTCGACGTCGGCGACCAGGCCACCCGCAGATACTGCATACCAGTAGGGATGCTGTCCGGATTCAACCCACAGTCCTGACCTATCCCTGTCAGCGTCTGCGTCAGCACAGACACTCCCAACCCTGTGACAGCTGGCAGGTCCTGAGCAAACAACACCACGGCGTCAGCGCTGGTGTCATCCGTGGTGACAGTGACTGTTGGACTGAGCCAGCCCATGTTGATGGCCGAGCCGCCGTATGTAGCAGAGTCCAGACGCCGAACGCTAGGAACAAGGTTCAGCAGGTTGCCAGGCGTGCCAGACAGGGCTGGAGCCTGGATGCCCATGACCTCCCAGCGGTTACCCGCCGATAGGCCTGAGGCCGACCAGCGCCACTGAGGATTGGTCCCGGAACCCATGCTGGGAGCGGAGGTAAACCGTAGCGTAACTTCTTTCCAGCCGTCGATGATCGGCCCGTCGAGGGCGTCGAACTCGGTCGGCGTGATGGTCACACTCTTCCCCGCGCCCGTGATGGTTGGAGAATCGAAGGTCAGGTTGACGTTAGTGGCGCCGAACCGGCGGGCGTAGAACCTGACCTGCGGGTAGTTGAAGGTTCCACCCGTGGAGGTGTCGTTGATTTCCTGGGTGACGGTGATGGTCCCGTAAACCTGGCCATGGATCTGGCGTCCGTATACCTGGACCTCAGACAGGGGTGCGCCACCACTGAGGTGCAGGGACACCTGCGGAATGATGACGACTTCCTCTTCGGTGAAGGCCTCATCTTCAGTGAGTGTCTTGTTTACCTGTATCCCCACGTGATGGGGTACCGAGTACAGGTACCGGAACCCATTGATGAGGGGGAACTGGTTCTCAGGTCCGGTAGAGATCGAGGCTGGAGCTGAGACGGTGGAGAAGTTCCCCACGTCGGGGTTGGAAATCACCAGCTCATAGTCACCAGCAGCAATGACAGGGTTGGCTCCGAAAAAGGTGTCCCGTAGAGGGATGGCGTTGGCACCCGCGATGTAGGGCTGAAGGATCGGGGTTGCTGACGTGTCTAGGGCGCCGAAGGCACGGTTGCCATAGACGATCCTGTTCTCCTCGCAGAACAGAACCTCCAGGGCTGCATACGTGCACTCGAAGGTGCCCTGGTCGACGGTAAGGGGAAGAACCCCGTCGAAGCCAACCCAGAAGAAGTTCAGCGCATACTTGTTGGGAGCTGCGGTAGTGGGTTCGAATCGGGCCAGCTCGGTGTATCGCCACGGCAACCGCTCAGAAGTGACTGTAGACGCTGGGGTCTGCCAGAGCTGGTTGATCTCACCCAGCCTGACTCTCTGAAAAGTAGGGATCCCATAGATATTCGACGGTAGACCCATACTCACGATGCCCTCAGCGGGAGTGAAGTGAGCGTATTGAGTTACTCCGGAACCACAGAGGATCCCGATCTGTCCTAGCTCAGGAACGAGTGCGAGCAGTTCTGACAATTGACCCGTCGAGTAGGTCATTGTCAAGAGTGCGTTGACCCCCAGGATCCGTTTACCGGTCAGCAAGTTGGCATATGAGCTGGTTCCGAAAAACAGGCTGACCTGCTTATCAGCCGATCCAAAGCCTGGACTGATGGAGAACCCCAGGTCGTTGGCTGGGTCGGACAGGATCAGGGCAGCGTCGTTGATACTGCCGGTCCCCCAGGAGATACCAACGCCAGTGGCCGCTGCTCCGTTGCAAGGAATGACAACACGTTGTACTGGACCACTACTTGCTGGCACCCCGGAGGAGTACAGCGTGGCTGAAATCTGTTGCCCTGACGTTGCACTGGAGGGCGGGGTATTGGTGTAGTAGACGGCCTGGTTGAGCTGACGCGATGCGGTCAGCGTGAGTCCGGTACCAGTTTCAATGAGGTTGGAAGCAACAGAGAACGTCATGTCCTCGTTGCGGATGGGGACCAGCTCCTCGCCGAGAATGTGCGGGGCGTACGGGTTGTAGTCACCCATCAGAGAGTCCTCACCGCTAGTGCTGTGTCGCGTTCAGCTAGCCGATCATTGATTCCGCTACCCACAGCCCGCCCGACATCCATAGCCTGGGCATCAGTGGGCAGCGCGCCCGCGAAAGTCAGCCGAATGGCCCCAGGGCCGAAGTTGATCCCGCCAGTTGAGCCGGCCAGCTTCAGGCCGCCGATGTCGTTGGTGTAATCAGACATCATCTTCATGACGTCCGTGGCACCCTTCTTGACCCCAGCGCCGAATCCTTGCATGACGGCGATACCAGCAGGCTCCAGAAGCTTGCGGTCCTTGTCCTCGGGACCCTTCCAGGAGGGAATCAGGTTGGTGATGTAGTTGAAGGCGTGCCTCAGTGGAGCGATCATGGAGTTGATGCCGTTGAGAAGTCCTTGAATCAGGTTGCGCCCAGCGTTGAACAGCAGGCTGCCGAAGTTGGAAAAGACCGCCAGGATCTTGTCTGGGATGGCGGCGAAGCTGTCAGAGATAACTCCGGTGATGTGCTTGAACTCTTTCTGCACATCCTTGCCGGTGCCGGTCAGCCAGTGCCAGAAGGCCTCGATTTTCTCGCCGAGTGTCTCCATGCCGGCCAGAACCAAGAGGAACGCTCCAATGAGGCCAGTGAACAGTTGAAGCAGGATCACGGAAAGATTGATCAGCGCTTCCAGTGACTTCTGCCCCGCCGGGCTGGCCAGGTAGGTAGTCAGTCGGGACAGCGACTCTGAGATCTGGTCCAGGATCAGGTTGCCGCCGGCCCGGTCCAGCTGGGCCAGGAGTACCACGATGAACTCGAAGGCCTGGCCGATGACGTCGAACAGCTTGGCAACGGTGATCAGGGAGTTGGCCAGCCACTGCTGGAAGCTTTTATCCTTGACCGTTCCCTCCAGCAGGCTGGCCACGAAGTTCAGGTTGTTGGTGATGAAGTCACCGAACTTGGCCAGGTAGGGCAGGCTGGCATCGGCGATGCCGATCAGCGCGCCCAATATCCTGATGAACGTTGGCCCGAATGTGGTGATCCAGCGAGCCGTCAGCGGGAAGACTTTGTAGACGAAGTCCACGAAGGCCGGGCTGGCGAAGAAGTGCCCTAGCTGGAAGAAGAAGTATCCGAGGCTGGACGCGACCTCGGAGAACCCTCCGCGCAGCAGCGGTCCTAGCGTCGTCGCTACCAGGGTGACCGTCGTTCCCAGCGCGCGGAAGAAGCTACTCTGCGCCGCGTCGGAGATGCTCTTGAAGATGTCCCTCAGCGGCAGCAGGCTCTTGACGAAATTCTGCGCCTCAGGGGTGAGATTTTTGATGGCTTCCTGAAGCTCAGTGGCGTTCTTAGCTGCGAAGGCACCACTGATGGCTGTACCGACTCCCCGGAAGGCCAGGAACAGCGCGCCGGCCTGAACGCCTATAGAGGCCAGCAGTGCTGGCAGGAGAGCCAGGACCCCCAGCAGACCGTTGACGGCCTGGATGGCGCCGATGATGAGTGCCACCAGGGAGGCGATGGCCGGACCGGTGATCAAGGCGACGGGTGAGCCAGACGGGGTGCCGCCGATGGAGCCGATAGCGTCCTGGATGCCCTTGCTGAACAGGTTACCGATGCGCCCGAAGAAGCCCTGACTGTCACTGCCGCTGAAGGCCCGCTCAACCTCCCGTTCCAGGTCCCCTACAACAGCCTTGGCGAACCGTCCCAGCTTGTCCCGGTTGTATTTGCGTGGTGTTCCCCTGAATTCGAAGGGGACGTTGGCGGTTGACTCTTCCACGGCGTGGGCCAGTTCGCCGCCATGCTTGCCCAGTTCCTTCTCAGTGGAGCTGGCCAGCTTCTTGCCGAAGTCTGAGCCCATGTGCTCCAGGATCTGGTCGGCATCCTTGCTGGCGGTTTCCAACCCTTTCTGTAGACCCTTGTCTACTTCACGGTTGAACGGGTCCGTGTTGGCGTGAACGTCGATCCACGCGTCACCCAGACCACCAGGAGTTGCCATGCAATGATCGTAAGGCCTTGAGCTGCCACGGAGAACTAATCGTCGGCCATGGCGTCGTAGAAGGCGTCAGCATCCATGGTGATCTCTTCCTTGGGTTCGAAGCCGGGCGGAGGGAACTCCAGCTTGCTGAAGAACATAGTGAGCTGATCTTCTGGCGTACCCTCAACGATGATCATGTAGACAGCGTCCAGCCATGCCGACAAACTGATCTTGTCAGCATCTATCCCGGCCAGCACTAGCCTGGATCCGATCAAACCCCAGTTGAGCAGGGCGCCCTCGATCAACCGCATGGCGATCCACCACGGTCGCCCGGTCACTGTAGTGATGACATCCAGGACAACCTGGTACAGATCCTCCAACGACAGGACCCCGGAGAAGAGAAGCTCATCCACCAGCTCATACCCGCCGGGAGATAAACCCGGAAATACGTCTTCCAGATCGATGGGCCGGTGTGCTAGGACCGCCAGCCAATCTGCTGCCGGCATGGCAGGGATGTGCGCTACCCGGCCGGCTACCTCGACGTCGACAGGCCAGCAGCGCAGCGACCAGATCGGATCAGTGACGAAAGTCGGGATAGTCCTGCCGACGGGACCGGCATCAGCCGGTACGGCGCGGACGGCCACGACGCACCACAACGGGACCCTTCGAGGCAGGCTGCGTCTCGTCCGCCCACACGGACAGGCATTCCATCATGTCCAGCAGCCGCAGGTCCCCGCGCAGATTCAGTTCCATCAGGTACTCGCGGTCGTCTTCAGACACCACTACGGATTCCAGGATGTCGAAGACGCGCCCGGCGGCCATGGCTCGACGGAACCCGTCCACTGACTCCTTGCGGATTGTGAGCAGTTCCCGGGCCAGCAGGGGCCCTTGAGCGTCGGCCAGCTTGCGTACCTGGAGGTCCCGGCCCTTAACGGTCACGGTCCGGGTTTCTTCGGTAGGGGTGGGATCCGTCATGACTAGATCCTACGCAGCCGGAACCCATGCCGACGTGCTGCCACGTCCAGAGCTTGGGCCAGGTAGCCCTTCCCTTTCTGACCGGGATGGTTGACCGAGATGAACCTGACCTCGTGACCCACCTTGCGCCAGAAGAACCGCAGCGGGTAGTCCCCATGCGGGAAGATCTTGTGAGGTCGGGCACCAGTCTCCACCGACCTGGCATAGGAGGCCCTGAAGATCACCCGGCCGGTAATGACGCCTGGCAGGACCTCCATCTCCTTGCGTCCTCGGGTGGCCAGGTGGCCCTTGGTGTAGGGCCCGGACAGTAGGCGGGCCCTGGCTCCTATCTCCGTGTCGTCCAGGACGCGACGGACCAACTTCTCGCCGGCCCTGCGGGAGATGGCGAATTTCTCGTAGTCGTTGATGACCAACCGATAGCCGGGCATCTAACACCCCGAGCAGGGGCAGCAGTCCTGGTTGGGGATCTGGAAACGCACTGTGAAGAACCGTTCCATGCAGCCACCGCTGACCGGACCTTGAGTCTGCGCGTCGATGACCACGCTCATGCCCAACAGGTTGAAGTCATCTGAGGTGACAATGCAGTTGCGGAAGCAGCAGGCCGCTTTCCGAAGTGCTTGGGAATCGTTGGCGCTCTGGATGAAGGCGTTCGTCCACTCCACGTCCGTGGGTGGATCTCCGTCGTCCTGTCCGGCCGGCGCGCAGCGCACGATCCCGGCCTTGAGCGTGACTACCCAGGAGGGCGGGGAGCACTTGGCAGCTGCCTGACGTTCGACGTCAGCTGCGGGAGCGGTCACCGAGGGGACCACGTCCCCCATGGAGACATACGCCAGGCCTTCGCAGCACTCATCCACCATTGGGCCGAAGTCGTGACCGACCTGGTCCCCGATCCGGAAGGAGATATGACTGGGAACGTTCGGGTTGGCTTCGACCGAGGTACGCAGACAGTTGAGTAGCATCTGCGCGACCGGAAGGACCTGAGTGTCGCTCATGTCTGGATTGTCGTTCGCGGAGTGCGTATGTCCGGGGAGGCGATCCTCATCGCCGACGTGAGAGCGTTCGGGTTGAAGTTCCGGATGATCTGATCCACGGTCGGCACGCCGGTCAGGCCTTGTTTGAGAAGGTCATCCACGTTGACCATGGACACGCTGACACCTTGGCGGGTGATGGACTGGATCCGCTGTGGCAGTCGGCACGGCTTACCCAGGCAGCTCTTGATGTACTCGATGGCCAGTTCCCCGGCCGCCTTCAGCAGGATCGAGGGGACCGGCACACCCTGGTTGTAAGTGACGAAGAAGGTGTTGGTCCCCGAGTCGACGTCGAAGTCCTGGCAGAACGGCCAGCACTCCCCGTCAGTACGAACCAGGTACTGCTCACCGTCAACACTGTCCAGGCGCCAGGAGGCAGCCGGGATAACGTCTCCGTCCACGCTGACGCCGGTGACAGGGATCGAGGCCACCGGTCCGCCGGGAAGCCAGACCTGACAGAGCGGGTTGCAGGTGCAGCAGCCCGGGAAGGCTGACGATCCGGCGCACCCGTTCCAGCAGTTACGCCACACCCCATCCATCAGGTAGGGCAACCAGAACCCGTCCGACCAGAAGTATCCGGAGTTCTGCTGAAACTGCCAGTCCCGGCCACAGGGACGTACGGTGCGCTGACATAACCCGAACCGACGTCCCGTGGCCGCCCAGAGTGTCAGCGCACCGTACTGCGCGGCTGTCTCCTGAAGAGCTGCCGAAGACTGCCCCCAGAGATCATCAGTGTCACAGGAGACGTTCACATCCCAGGAACAAGGGAGGGCGGGAGCCGGCGTGTCGAAGACCAGCATGCTCCCGCCCTCCCTTACTCAAGCACCCATTGCGAAGGTGATCTCAGTCTAGCTGGGAGTCAAGCTCGACAGGGTCGTGCAGCCACAGCTTGCTGTCGGCGGCGCCAGCCTGGTCACGAACAGGCGCCGGTGCTGCGTGGACAGGATCGGTGTCAACAGGGCAATCGACTGATCCAGAGTGGCCGTCGCATCAGACTTGTCCACGAAGTACGGCCCAGTTCCCCACAGGGAGCCGGCCTGCGTCCTCGCGTTGACGACAAACGAGACGGTATCGTTCTGGAAGGTCATGTCGCCGATGGTGCCTTCCACAATGTAGGGCCACAGGACATAGCCATACTCGCTACCGGAACAGGGCACGCTGGACTGGTCCAGGCGGGTCCAGCCCTCCAGAGCGAAGTTCACTGTAGAAGCTGAACCTTCCTGAGTGGAGTAACCGGTGTGACGAGGAGTAGGTGCGTCGTCGGACACCAGAGGCTCCGAGGACACGATGTTGACCAGATCCGGGTCCACGTTGCAGAACGTGATGACCAGGTTCAGCCACTTCAAGATCGGTGGGTTGGTCTTCTTGACACAGAAGTTACCGTCACCGTTCTTGACGAAGAACTCCTGCCGGGCCTCATACTCCTTCGTCTCAGCAACAGAGATGATGCCGTCGCTGACCACAGTGGAGCATCCGGTGACCGGAATCCCACACGAGGAGAGTTGAGTGACCCGGACCCGAGGAAGTTTCCATGGGGTATAGCAAACAGATGTCATCACTGCTCCTGATCAGGCAGAGGATTCAGGTTCTGCGGCTCTTTAGGCGACGCAACCCGAGTCAGGTTTATGTTCATTAGCCCAGCGCCGATACACAAGATCGGGTTACCTGTACTGCGGCCACGTAACACTCCACCGCGACCGCATAAACCTTCTCCGCGATGACCATGACCTGATTCAGGGTCAGGTCCATGGTCTGGCCAATCGGAGGCACGAAGATCTCCGAGTCCTGCCACACCAGAACCCGCCCAGTGGCGTACATCCACTCACCTGTAGAGCTGGTGGCCTGGCCGGTAGGCCCAGTCCCGTCATACCCCTGACCGAACACATACGGTGTACCCAGAGGAGTAGTGAACACCCGCTCCTTAGGTGACACCACCAATCGAGCTGCGGCAACATGGGCCATCATTCCTGGCCGGGCATGGATTATCCCACCGACGATGGCGTTGTCGGCCAGCGCCTGTTCCAGAATCATGATGGCTTCGGTCGTGCAGCTTGACGTACCCAGGTTCGTGGCATTGCGGAAAAGACCCGTAATGTTCTGGCCGCTGTCGCCCTGCCACAGCCGCTTCTCCACGGCCCGTTGCTCCTGTAGCTGGAGTCGGGTCACTACACGTTGACGTACCTCTTCGAAGCTGAACCCGATCGAGCCACAGGTGTAAGAGGAATACACCCCGAACGGAGCCCCCGAAACGGCGGCTTCGATTCCCGTGAACGTCTTGGCACCTGTCACCGCTGGGCAGTTGATGGCCCGCAGGTTGACGGCCCCCGAGCAAGTGTCAGGAACGTAGATAACCCCGCCACCCTGACCTTCTGGGCGTGGGAACGGCATTGGTCCCATAGCCACGTCGAACAGGCCAGGCTGCACGGCTGGCGGAGCCGGAGTGTTGATATAAACCGGACCGTTGAACAAGGTCACCTCAGACTCCCTTCCTTACGATGACCGCTGGGGCTGGGTTCGCTCCCAGCCCCAGGCTCGATCAGGACGGGCAGGTCAGGGTGCCGGTCGAGGTGGTCTTACCGCTCGGGCAGACCGGAACGGTGTAGACGCGAGAAATCGGGCACATCTTCAGCACAGCCCAACCAGACTCCGTGAACAGGTGAGTCACCTGGTTGGTGGCCAGCTTGGTCGAGTCGTACACCGAGTTCAGGGTGATCACGTCGCTGACCGCCCGGACCCAGGTGCCGGCCGGGTAGACCAGGAACTGGAGCGAGGTCGGCAGGTTGTTGATCGGCGTGTCCGCACCCGGAGAGCCGGTGGCCGCGCCGGTAGCGAACGCGTCCTGCCAGTCGTAGACGAACTGGACCCGGGCACCACGGGTGGTGAACGCCGACCGGATCTCAGCGTCGGCCAGGCTCAGCCGGTCACCGTCACCGGGATTGGTCCGCCGGATGTAGTCCGCGCGCATCTGGGCCAGCACCCAGAACGGCATGACCACTTCCAGGGTGGCGTCGCGCATCATGCGCATCCGATACTTGATGTCCACGATGGCCAGCTCAACGGCGCTCATCACCTGAGACACAGTTGAACCGTCCGTGGCCCACGGCGCGGCGGCGGTCAGGTTCACCGCAGTTGACCCGGTGACCACAGCCGCGATCTGCTCCCGGTTGACCTGGTGAGCTGAGGCCGCCATGGCGCCACGGGTGAACGTGGCCGTGAACTCCGGGTAGCCCCGGATAGAGAGGATGTTGCCGGTCAGGCACAGACCGGTGACGCCCAGTCGGGTGTCCACGAAGTCGGGGCACGGGATTTCCAGGCACGTCTTGGTGGTGCCGGCCGCGACCTGAGCCTCAGTCAGGTTGAAGAAGCCGGTACCCGAACCGAAGATCGAGTCGAACTCGATACCGGAGTTGTGCCGCACGCCGCCACGCCGGGCTTGGACCTCGGGAGCGTCCCATAGGCCGTCTGTGCTGATCTGCAAGCAGATGTCATAGTCAGTCTCCGACGGGGCACACCAGCCAGCCGCCGCGACCAGAGCCTTGTCCGGCTTCTCGGCCAGCAGCTCCTGGCGCCGCAGCTCCGTGGAAGCCAGCAGCGAGCCGCCCGGCAGGCGAGTCTCGTCGATGACGTTGAGCAGCTTCGGGTAGTCGGTCGAGTCCATGTTCATGCTGAACTCGTCCGGGTAGTTGCGCCGCAGCACGGCCACCTGAGTCGCGTGCTCACCCGGTACGCCACGAGATGCCATACCACCGTGGCCTTGCGACGCTGCCTCGAAGGCCTTGGCTACGTCCAGCATGCTGTTCAGTGGCGCGGAGGCCTCGTAGCCCGGCAGGCCGGCGGAAGCCACCAGAGCCGAGTAGGCGGTCCGGGGGATGGCCGGCGGCGTGGTGGACGCGTTGGGATCGGTGTTGGCCACGATGTCGGACACCTTGACCTCGACAACCGTCGTCGGCTCAGTTCCAGCCGATGCGGTAACCGGAGTCGGCTCTACCGGCGCTTCAGGGGTTGCCGGAGTACCTGGAGTGTCCAGGGCCGCGAACTCAGCTGCCCGGGTGGCCCGGCCGCTGATTTCAGCGGGGCCATCGACCATGGCGAACTGCTGAAGTGCCTTCAGCTCGGCCAGCTCTTCGTCAGTGACGGTGTCTGCGGTGACCGAGTCACGCAGTGTCGCGTACTCGCTTTGGGCCTGCTCGATGAGCCCCTGGAGCCCGTTCACGGAGAACGTGGTCAGGTTCTCTGGGATGTTGAACGTCATGATGACCTCTCGGAAGTGTGGATGTGCTCACTTCCGGCGCGGCTCACAGCTCAGCCACCGGGGCTATAGTCCGGTGCGGCTCGCAGCGCAGCCACCGTGATCATGCTGAGGGTAACACTGGGTTACAGCTTTCGTACAGTACCTCCGCCCGCCATGGTGCGGGCCACGTTCGCATCGTGTTCAGTCGGAAGGATTCTCTTCTCGCCGTTGGGCAGCGTAACTTCCCACTGCCCCGAGGCCCCGCTGGAGGCAGTCACTGCTCCGTTGCATGCGCAAGGCATGTCATTCCTCCTTCTTCGATGGTGGGTTCAGGTTACGGAAACCGATGGTTTCTATTTCCTTGATGGCTTGATCTATGGCTCGGTCCAGCTCAAGCTTGCCTTCCTGGCTCTCGTGCCGATGATTGCGAAGACCCCGAACCTCTTGCAAGAGCCGGAACCCACTCAACTGGCCCTTCGACCACTTGTCAGCGATCTGAGCCAAGAGAGTCAGCTCAGAGGTGATCCTCTCTTCTCTGCCGGTCGCATCGTGGGTCCGCCTGGCAAGAGGGATCTGCTCAAACTTTCGAGCGAGGTCCGCCAGAGGCTTCGGGGTACCAGAAGGAAGGGAGACGGTGCGCTTGGGTGCGTCCATCTCCTTAATGGCATTGGTCAGCTCGCTGCGCGCCTTACTTCCCTCAGGAAGACGCTCGGTAAGAGTCTTCAGCTCGTCAATCACTTCCTGGGAAGACTTCTTCCCTCGAACGCCATCGGTAGCGATCCGACCGGCCACGTTGGCCAGGGGCTCGCCGTCAACGTCGAGCTTCCTATCCTCGCCCATATAGCGAAGCGCTTTGCCGACAGCACTGTCTGGGTGGAACCCAACTTCTCCGCGACCAAACTCACCCCAGTGGTTCTTCAAGATATCTTTGTCAGAGAACTTGCCGGCCTGGATACCCGACTTGCCCGACAGTCGACGATCTTCCTCGGTGCTGTGGTCCCGGGTGGCCTTCCGGTTCGGCACGATGGTGAACAAGTGCTTCTTCTGGCCGCCTATCTCAACGGCCGCATCCCAGTCGCGCTTGTTCAGGATCTTCTGGTTGGACTGAGGCTCCAGGGCGCCCGCGTCTGATCGGTTCATCCGTAGCAGCGTGGCATCCTGTTCCTCGCGGGACAGGCCTTCCTTGGTCAGCTCATCCCGCAGGTCCGCAAGTCCCACAGACAGGCCTGGACGGCGGGCGATCCTGTTGTAGGCGTTGCGTACCACGTCTTCCTGTTCAGACGCAGACAGCTTCTTCGCGGCACCCTTGGTCGCCTCGGCCTGGGCGCGCTCAGCGAGCCGACGCGAAGCAATAGAGCGAGCCGACGGCGCTTTAGCCTCTGGCTCGACCTTCTTCGCAACCTTGGTGGCTTTAGCTGCCTTAGCTGGAGCAGGCGCTTCGGGTCCGATGTTCTTAAAGGTGATCGCGTGGCTAGGCTCGTCAATTCCGATCTTGACCGCAGCCTCGCGATCACGACGTTGGAGTGCCTTGCGATTGGCTACTGGGATAACTCTGGCACCCTCGGTCTGGCCTCGTAGACCAAAGTCCACCAGAGCCTTGTCCACCTCTTCGCGCGAGTGCTTGTCGCCCAGCTCGTCCCGAAGATCAGCCAGACCGATGAAGTCGCCCTTCTTCTTGTTCTGCTTGGCAAGGACGGCGGAGTAAGCCTTCCTGATGTCGTCCTTGACGACGGCGGAAGCCTCAGGTGAGCTTCCCTTTCCTGTTGCCCTCTCCACCCCACGGCGGGCCAGCTCCCGTTTAGCCATCTCTGTAGCAATGTGATCCACGACTTGTTGCTTGGTCCGCGCCGAGGCCGGGACCTTGATGTTCTCCGCCTCGGCCTGTTTGCGAAGATCAGCAATGGTGGTCCGGGCAACAGCCTTCTTCAGCTCCTCTGGAGCCTCGATTTTGGCAACGGCCTTAGTTGCTTCAATCTTCTTGCTGGCCCGAGTCGTCGTGGCACCTCCCTGCGCGGCCCGGTCCCGCAGGCTCTGCGCAGCTTGCCGATGACTCTCTTCCTGGGTAGTGAAACCCTTGATCGCTGCGGCTGTCTCGTCCTCGTTCTTCTTCAGGTCAGCCGCGCTAGGACGGCCCTTGCTGTCCAGCACCTTGCGTCGCGCATCACCGCGCTCCTTGGCCATGCGGATCTGCGTGCGGAAGTAGTCGGCCGCCTGGTCATGCTCAACAGCGCCGGCCAACATGTTCTGCGGAGTCGGATCCGCTTCAACGCTCTTCTTGACCCGGGTATTAGTGCTGTACGCCTTCAAGGCGTCCATGGTCTTCCCGGCCGCCGGGGCAGCCTTCTTGGCTGGAACTGTCTCCGTGGACAGTTTCGGCTCGCGGGCTCGTCGGGACGTCTTCAGATGGGTGGCCAGACGCTTCAGTTCGGCTGCTTCGTGGCGTTGCTGGTCAAGCTGCTTGCGTAGCTCAACTTTGCGCTCGTCTGAAGGATTGCCAATGTGGCCACCAAACCGGATCGCCGCGCTGTTCTCTATCGCAGAGACAGCCCTGTCCAGCTCCCGGCCTACCTGGGCAGGACTCTTCTTGTCTTCTGCCAGGTCCTGGCGAACGGTGTCCAGGATTGCCTTCCGATCCCGCACCACCTTGGGGTCCAGGTGGCCGATAGCCGTCTCAATGTCAGCACCCTTGGGGATTTCTCCCTTCCCAGCACCCACGGGCTCAACGACAGCCTTACCGACGTTGACCTTTTCTCCGCCCGGCAGTGTGGCCTCATGTCCAGTGCGGCCCACACGTACCTTCTCGCCAGCCTTGACTCCTCCGCCGGGGGCTTCGTGAAGCTTCGGGTTGAAGCTGACCGTCTCACCACGCCGGCCGCCGGGCAGCCCGAGCTTGTTTTCGGTACGTAGCCGAGTCAACTCAGAGTCGATCTTCGACTTGTCGCCAGACCTGACGGCAGCCATCAGCTTCGAAACATCAGCGCCAGGAGCGTTGGTCCGCTTGGCCCATGCCGCTACGCGAGATTCCATGGCTGCCGGGCTGGCGTCATTGTCCAACAGGTGGTCCAGCTCGCCAGCGATGTCTGCAATGTTGCGGGCTTTGTCTATGTTGGCCTGTCGAGAGACGGCAGCGTTCTCAGGACCAGCACCCTCCAGGAACTTGCGGATGTCGTCCTTGCGAGTGATCTTCGATGGAATCTTGACGTTGCGTTCCCGAGCAATGCGCCGAAGATCAACAACAGTAGCCTTCTCCGGAATCTCTCCACCAGTGCCGGCAGTCTTAATCCCAACCTCAGCACCCTTGACCCGCGAAACAGCGTCGTCCACAGCCTTGCGTTCGGCTGGCGACATGTCCTTCAGAACGCTCTCTTTGACGTCCGGCCGCAACTTATCCAACAGGTGAGTAGTCAGCCGGTCAGCCGTACTGGCCTTTGGCTCAGTCGGCGTGGCGTTACCACCCTCCAAGTGTGCGCGGATGTCGTCCTTACGCGTTAACTTGGAGGGGATCCGAACTCCGCGCTCCTTCGCGATCTGACGAAGCTGAGCAATAGTGGCGTTATCCGGGATGGCCCCGCTGACGCCCTCGCCCTTAGGCGCTTCAGCCTTGACGGCTGGCGTCCCAGCCAGCTTGAGGAGGTTCTTCTGGGCCTTTTCTCCACCGCTACGAGAGTCATGCTCGCGAGCCGTGTCAGCCAGGTACTTGACGACGGCAGCCTTGGTACGCACCCTGGCTGGGACTGGCATGTTGGCGTCTGATGCGATCCTGCGCAGCTCAGGAATCGTCTTCTTGCTCAGTGCTTCATGAACGTCAGGGTTGGTGGGGACTGACGGGGCTTCAGGGCTCGGCGTAGGCGCAGCCTTCTTAGCCACCTTGGCGGCCGGAGCGTGCGGGGATGGTCGAGCGATGATTGCATCAGCAATTCGAGTAAGGTTGCCATTTTTCCCCGGTTGACGTAGGCGACGGGCAGCTTCAGGCCGACTGATCTTCTTCCTGGCCACGTCGTTGGCCATCAGCGTCACGCCTGTACGCTCATGGTCGCTCAGGTCTGAGTCCTTGACTCCAGCCTTCTCCAGCCATACATCGGCAACCTTTTTCGCAGCCTCGTCAGTAGCCGCGTTCTTGGCTTGTGCCTCCTCATTGAACCTGGCGGCCGAAGCCTTGGCTTCCTCTGAAACCTTGACCTGCTTGGCGGTCGGAGCAGGAGTCCGGGCCCGGGACTCACGACGGATCTCAGCCTTGTTGGGCATCTCCTCTTTCGAAATGACCTTCGGCCCACGTCGGGGAGTGGCCTTCTTGGGAACTTCTGAAGCTGGAGTCTCCGCAGCTTTCGGCGCACCGAGGTTGAACTTCTCCTCGATCAGGTTGGCTAGCGCCTCCTGGGCCTTGATGTCATTGGGCAGCGGACCTGAGTCCGTGTTGGTCTTGATGTCGTCAGCCAGGGTGCCCTTGTTGTGCTCGATATCCGTGCGCAACTCACGCAGGGCGTCCTGAGGATGCTTCTTCCCGCTGACGACACCCAGGTAGGCACTGTTCCACTGCTTGCGGCGTGGACCCTCCGTGGGGGACGGGATGTTGGCATCCTTGACGGCCTGGCGGAAGTCAACCGGGCCAGCCGGAACCTCGGGGACGGCTGGGGCCTGAGGTACGCCAGAAGTTGCGCCCGGCTGAGCGGCCGGAGCCTTCGTACCCCCAGGGGTGAGGGCTTCAACTACGTTAGGCTCAGTACGTGGAGCTGACACGGGAGATGCTGGACCAGATTGTGTCGGAGCTTGAGCCGCCGCCGGAGCCGCTGACGGAGCTGCACTGGGAGCTGATGGACCGGATTCTGGCGCACTACCAGGGGTGGCTGGAGCGGCAGGAATCTCGCCTGGCTTCGCAGGAAGGTTCAGCGGAGCCGGAGCCGGCGGAGCCTCGTGAAGCGGAGTCGACTTCTCCTTCGGAGTCCCGCCAGGAGTAGCCACCGCCATCATGTAGTAGCCACCCTTGCCATCAGGGGTGACCTTGGTAACGCGCAGGTTCTGATCCGGGGTCAGCATGATCTCAGAGGTCGGGCTGCTAACCTGCGGAACAATCGCCTTCGTCCCAGCGGGCGTAGCGATGGTCATCTGGATATGCGGACCTGGCCCCGAGGGTGGGTTGGGCGTACCGATGTTGGCGGAGGTGAACCCCGGGTCATGGATGAGCTTGCCAGTCAGTTCCTCAACGTTGGCGATGTTGTTTGGGTCTAGCCCGAACGCACTAGGTTCAACGGTCTTGGACAAGATCAGATCGCTGGGCAGTGGCTCCGCGCCCTTGAGCATCTGCGCTGCCTGCGGGTCAGCCTTGCCAGCCCGCAGGTTCGCGTTGACGTTGGAGAATCCCTTGACGAAGTTCGTGATCGCTGAGCCTTGATTGGTTCCCAGCCTATTCTTGCGGGACTCGTTGTGGATCCAGCTCTGAGCCTGCGCATCGCTACCGAACGTCTTCGGGTTGAAGCTGTCCAGGAACTTGGAGATGGCATCAGCGGCAGCCTGGGGCATCCGCCAGGTATTGCGGAAGCGCCCATGACTGTCTCTCGGGTGGAGAAACTCCTCCCGATCACCCCACGCTGACCCAGCTCCCATGGATTACGCTACCGACGCTGGTACTGGAGGAGCTGCTACTGGTACTGGTGGAACCTGGGGCACGACGGCCTCCTTCGGGGCTGGAGCCGGATGATCCGTACCTGAGCCTGGCTCAGATATCACTGAAAACCGGGCATCCAGTTGACGGGCCGCTATCGCGGCCGGAGAGAAAGGGTCTGCGCTCGGATCGGCCAGGCCGGCGTTGGGGTCCGGGGGCGGCGGGGCACCGGTGATCGGGGGTGTTGCCGGCGGCGCCATGAGAGCCTGCTCAGCTGCGAAGACCTGCTCCAGCGCGGCGCCGCGTTGCTCCTGAAGTAGCTCTTCCTCGCGCTCCAGAATCTCACGCAACTCCCAGGCCCGGTTTTCCTGGTCCTCGCTCAATTCCTCTTCCTCTTCTGGAGTGTCAACGAACTCAACTTCCTCGGCACCCTCTTCGTCCACGTCCCACCCGTCCTCGTCTTCGCTGTAGACCATGCCGGCGGCGACCAGAGCTAGCTGCTCTTCGTTGTCCATCGCGTATACAGGGAAAGCCGGGACGTTGACGGCCAGGGCGGCGGTCAGCTCCAGGTTGCCGTTGACGGCCCTCCAGTCACCAGAGATCGGGGAGCGACGCAGCTTGGCCACCTGCTTGCGGGTGGCTTCCGGGACCACGGCACCGGCCAGCCAGATGCCGTACTGGTCCTCGCCGGCCCGGACTACGGCAACCTCATCACCGGTGTTGTCGTAGTGCAGCGCGGCGGCCGAGTAGCCCAGGTTGATCGAGGCGTGCCGGGTGTCCTGGACGATCTTGCCAACTCGAATCGTTTCACCCTCAGCCGTGTAGACCTGGCCCAGGTGGTACGGCTCGTAGTTGGCCCGCGACTTCGGCGCCAGGACGCACTCCCGGTTGCCGACATCGCGGTGACAGACACCCCACGCGGCCAGGTGCCCGTAGACTTGACCTTCTGGGGTGACGGTCAACGGAGTCCGCTTGGTCAGCTTCGGGTCCGCGAACCAGGCCGCCGGGGGTTCCAGGGGATAGCCATCATCAGACATGGAGTACGAAGCGTCTCCCGCGCTGACGTTGACTCCGTACTTTTTCAGGGCCGCCACGATGCGACCCTTGACCGCCTTGAGCTGCTCAGGGATATACCTACTGGCATTGCCTGGTTTGTTGATGTAGTTCCACGCTGCCCGGCAATGCTCTTCGGTGTCAATCGGGTAGCGCTTCTTCTTGTCGGACTGGTAGCCGGGATCGGCGTACTTCACGTCTCCATATGGTTCGGCGGGGTTCGCCGCGAACTGAGTCATTGCGTGCTGTCCTTCCGCCGCCGCCGCTGCCGCGCGGTCCCAGGGTGCCCTGATGCTGGGGTCATTGAATGCTGTGGCCATCTCAGGGTAGATGGCACTGATCACGTTGCGGAGCTGGTTCTTGTCGTCTTCGCTGATGTTGGGCAGCCCACCGTGCGCCCCGGAAATCAGGGCGGCCGCCGCGTAAATGGCGTGGAAGACCAGCGTCAGCTTCCCGTTGATGATGTCGCCGAACGGTAGCCGGTAGGACTGCACCACGGTGGGCGGTTGGGTCGAGTCACGCCACATGAACGCCTGAGCCAGCTTGGCCGGGTCGTTGCCGGCCCACGCCGCGATGCGCTGAATGGCATCGTCGTTGTCGAAAACAGCGTCGCGGGGAGCCAGGGGCAGTCCGTGCCAGCCGGTGGTGTTGACGGCATACTCAGTGGCCATGGCCGGCTGAAATGGTGCGCCGGGGGGCTCGGTCCTGGTGGTGTCTTCGACGTCTTCGGCCATGCAGCCACAGTCTGGGCCTTCTTCGGGATCCATGGACATGTCCATGTCCGGGTCATCAGAATCCCAATGACCATCGGGGTCCAGGTTGTAGATCCGCATCGAGTCGAAGGCTGGAATGGAGACCAGGGTGGCCCCACCCATGGTGTATTCAGTGGTGTGCTCGATGCCGGTGTTCGGATCCACGGTGACGTGAACCTGGCCGCCGGGATCCAGGCTCAGACCAGAAATGCCCTGGTCAACCATGTACTTGGCTTCCTTGACCTCGGGCACGATGTCCGGGTCCAGCCAGTCACCCCAGCCGTAGACAGTGTCCTTGCCGTTCTCGTCAGGTCCGATCGTGTGTCCGAGGATCCGACCTACGGTGACGGCCCCAGTGTGGCCTGGCAGGGCATGCTTCTGGTACCTGATCGGTAGCGGCAAGGTCCGGCTCTTGATGGCCCCGTGCTCGAAGACGCGCTTGCGTCCGGGCTCACCGGTAATGCGTCCTATCGGAGCCATGGGCCCGGACCATAGGGCTGGTCCCAGCACTGGCTGGGCCGCCAGAAGAGCGGTTGCGGCGGTGATGGCGTGCTGGTGGGTCTTGATTTCCAGGCTGCCGTGCCCGGGCGGCCCACCGGTGGCCTGGGTGTGCAGGATATTGCACAGGCCCTTGGGGTTCTTCGGGAAGTACTTGGCCAGGTGGCGGACGCAGCGCAGGAAGTCGCCGGCCATGTTCCAGCGGATCTTGGCCGCACCCTTGCCGGCAATCCAGTACCGCTGAAGTGCCAGGGGCATGCCGCGGGCCGGGTTGGTGTCTACCATCACGCCACCTTCCGGTCCACGATTGTGATGCGGCAGCGACATCCGCACACTTCATCTGCTGGAGCTATTGGATCACCTGGGGTCAGCATCGGGAAGCCTCCCACTATGAACGGGGAACCCAGGTCCTGAATGTCTCCATCCACAGCCCTGTGGGTATCCCGGACCCGGGGATCATGCTCGGTGTCCCAGCGCTTGGCCAACGACTTGCCGGTTACTCGGGACTGTTCCATCCCGGCGGCAAGCGTGCCCACGCCGTAAGCCCTCGTCGTCTCGGTTTGTGCGATAGTCCGAGCCCGAGCAGGCCAGTTCTGCGACCCCGACCAATCGAGTACCAGATCCACCCGGTGCGCAATCTGGTCCACACTCTGACCCGCGTTGATGCCATCAGTGATCTCCGCGAACACCAGGTGGTACACCTCATCCGGGATCCGGACCAGGTAGTTACGGGTCTTGGCCAGGGACGCCATGATGAACGCGTGCCGGGACACCGGTGGTACATCGCTGGCCTCACTCCACGCCGCCAGGGAGATCTGCCCAATATGAGTCAGGATCGTTTCGACGTCAGCGTTCCAGGTCGCCTGGGTCATAGGGATACCTGTTGGCGTGGGCATGACGTGGAACTGGTGGAACGGCTTCATGACCGCTGTCCGGGCCCGGACCAGCCATGCTCGTAGCGACTGCTCCACGATTCGCAGCAGGCTCTGCTCGTTTTCATCACGGGTTGGCATTCATGAACCCGCGTTCGGTCAATAGATCCCGTAGGCGGTCGATCCGGTGGGGCTTACTTTCCAGGAGCAGATCCGTGCAGTATTCGTGCAACGCGGATTGAAGATCATTCGGGTTGACCCGGATAGCCAGTGTTTCCACAGTCTCCCGGAGCTGGTCGAAGGCTCCGTTAAGCAACGTGCCCGCCCGCTCCCGGCCCGCCACGATCACCTTGGTGTGCAGCTCATGCGCTGGGACGTCCATGTGCTGTCCCCGCGTACTGGCGGTCAGGGTGCGCTTGCCGGCCAGTTCCATGGCCCGCATCACGCTGGCATGCGAAGTGACCAGAACAGACCAGGGGTCAGCGACTGACGTTGACGCAGTGATCCCGCTCGGCGGAGCTGTGGGAGACGGGCCACTGGTCCTGGGCTCGGGGCCGCCAGGAGCGTTGGCCGCCGTGGAGTTGACCGGTACTGGCGGTGGAGCTGTGGGCACAATGCCGGTTGGCGGTGCCGGTGGGGCTGGTGGTCCTGAACCCTGTTGGCCCTGGATGACGGTGGCAGCCGGCAAGACTTCTTCGGTATAACCAGCAACCTTGCGAACTGCCGCGTTCTGGAACAGCGTGGGGTCGCGCAGCATCAGCTCCCGGGTGAACCGCATCAGGACTTCCTCGTCGCTGGGGGCGTCCGACTTGGCGTAGTCGCCGGCCAGTCGAACTGCTTCCGCGCTGACCAGCGGGTAGGGAGCATTGAACAGGTTCAGGGTGTCGGTGAGGCGCTGTGGCCGGAAAGTCAGGGGTGCTGTGTCGTACCAGAAGATGAAACGGTCCGGGTCTTCCTTGAGGGCTTTGAGACCGGGTTTGAGGTAACCGATAGTGAAAGCGTCGCAGGCACGCTTCATCAACGGCTCAATATGGATCTTGATCTGACCCTCGATGATCTGCCAGGATCCCCAGTGGTTGGCCCCCGCGACGCCGTTGATCAACGATGGGTCGATGTCCATGGCCACTGCGAACCGCTGGATGGCCTCCTTGCGTAACTCCAACGCCTGCTGAGACAGCTCAGAGGTGAACTGGATCAGATTGATCTTGCCCAGGGCTTCCAGGGGCATCTCCACGAAGGTGGGCACAACGCCAGCGGCGGTACCCTCACCCTTCAGGGACGCTGACCCGGTCTTCATCAGAACCTCGGTCAGCCCGGCGCCACCCGTCTCCGTGGAATCCGGGAAGCTGATGTCCTTCGGGATCGGCATCAGGCCGGCTGACACCAGACGCGAGTCGATCTGAGCAAACACGAACCGGGTCAGCCGCTCGATTTCCCACAGCATCGGCATCGCGGCCCGGGTTGGCGAATCGGCCCACAGGTTACGCCGGGGGTGAGGGGTCCACACCCGAATGACAATGTCCTTGTTCTTGTCCAGGACGTCCTTGCTGCCATCGGGATAGAGCTGCATAACGTTGCCGCCCCAACGCTTCAGCTCGGAGCAGCTCACCACGAACCATTCGTCCGACTCTCCATCTTCGGCCCCCTTGCCGACGATGTAGGCGTCTCCCGCGATGGTCAGGTTGATGCCCAACATCCGCATGGCCTCGGCTTTGGACGTTGGTGAGCCGAACAGCGTGTCAGCTAGGGCCGCGATCTTCGGCTTCTCGCATTCCTTCTGGATGCGGCCATTCTTGTCGACCTCAGCAACGTAGATACGAACCTGGGAAAGCGCGGATCCGATCCAGTTGGCTACGAAGCGCAGCTCGCCGATGATGTCGTAGAGACGCCACGCTTCCTGCTGCCAGGTGTCGTCACCGAACTTGTAGCTGCGCCATCCCTGCCCATCGAGGTTGAGTCGAGCGGCGGAGGCTATGAGACTCTTCGGTGCCGTGTGGGCCGGTGCGACATCGGGGGTCTTGTGCCGGTCCAGGAATCGTGCCACGGGCTACTCCCTGTCCAGCATGAGTCCGCTCAACATCGATGCTGCCGGGATGGCCAGCGCTGCGATGATCCACTTGTTGGGCCAGATGGTAGCAACCGGCATAACAGGCAACGCCACCCAGATGGAGGTGCACCAGGGACAATGAGCCAGATAGGCCATCTTCGACTTCTCGCCCCAACGGTTCACTACCCAGCGTCGGTATGCGATGGTCAGCTCATCCTCGACAAGCAGCCTCGTGATCCTGGCCGTAGCCAGGACAGCAATGATCAAGGAAAGAACCAGCACGTTAATACTGTAAGCGGATCAAGTACGCAAGCGATAGTTCTCCCTTCCCGGCCCAACCCGTGGCGAACTGGACTCCCAGGGGTGGTGGTATCAGTTCTCCTGTGTTAGCGTGGGTCACGGAGGATGCGAAGGGAGACTCAGATCGGTCATCTGACGGCAGATCTGAAGGATCGTTCCTCTGACGGCTGCACTGCGAGGTGGATGCCGGCGGAGGGTACCCCGCATTAGCTGCCGGGGTACCCTCCAACAAGGATCGGTAGCTCAGTGGTAGAGCACACATGTGGTGTCATAGGTTCAATTCCTTTCCGATCCACGGGACGCTGACATACCGGGCGCCTGACACTCCAGATATGGAGTCCCATGATCAGGCATGTATGTCACCTAGCGGGATGGAGCAGTTCGGTAGCTCGTTGGGCTCATAACCCAAAGGTCCCCGGTTCGAATCCGGGTCCCGCGTCTCCCTCTAGGTAGGGTCCAGGGAGGGGCACGCGGCAGGCAGCAGGCGTGCCCCTCCTCTGATGTTTCACGTGAAACATCAGAGAAGGTTTCCAAGATCGTAGAAGCCCTGGTTCATGTCCAGGCGGTACTGGGACGGGTCAGACACCCGCATCCGCTTCTTCTCTCCAGCCATGAGTTCCCGGCAGGCGTGGACCATACCGTCCATCCTGTCCGGGGACTCTCTGGTTGAGGCCGGGTCATACATGACGCACTGAGCTTCCAGCTCTTCCATAATCCCCACGAAGTGAAGTCGCCCCTGCTCCGAGCGCATGGCCACCGGCTCGGCTCTGGTCTTCTTGCCGACCCTGGAGTCCACGCCCTTCATGGGTGGACTGGTTGAGACAGGGAACAGGCCTTCCTCGACCAGCTCGTAGTAGGCGTCGCGGAGGACTTCCTCCATCCAACGCTTCCCGAGGTTCGTCTCGTAGACCATGATGTCCGCGCCGAACTCAGCAACGGTACGCCACATATGCAGCGCCGCTGAACGGCCGGTACCGGGCACGGAGCGGTCAGCCAGGATGTACATGTGATCATCGGCGGTCCGGCAGGCTACGACAATCCCTGTCTCGGCGCTGTCTCCGGTGAGGTTCGGGTCAACCCCGACCACGGTAGAGATGATCGCGTCAGGAGTACTCCAAACTCGATAGGTAACGATGTCCATCCGTTTAAAGAGGCCACCGCCTGACAGCTCCAGCAGTTTTCCGTACAGCTCCTGCTCTCCCAGAGCAGTACCGTCATAGCGGCGTCGCAGTTCTCGCAGTACGGGTCCTGACAGATTTGTTGCGTTGTCAAAGGTTGATCCGGTAATGATGTGGACGGATCCGTCGTCACGGCTGAGCCACTCCTGAAGTAACTTGATCGGCTTGGGGGTGGTGGTGACGAAGGCGCGCGGATGATCGTTGATCAGGTCCGCGCGCAGAGCTGGCATGAGGCCCTGCTCCCACGTCTCCGAAGGCTTGAGCCACATGGCCATCTCGTCGCAGAGAATGCCGGCGGCGTTGTACCCACGACCAGTGTCCGGGTCGTCCGCGCCCTCCATGTATATCTTGGCACCCTCAGGAAACAGGATCATGGGGCGCGGAGACTGCTTGTATCTGTGATCAACCTTTCGCCTGGTCAGGACGTTCAGGATCCCCGAGGGTCCCTCACAGTTGATGACCCGGGCATCAGCCAATGTGTTGGCTACGACTAGCCATTCGGTCGGGTTGCCGTGCGAATCGAACGGGTGCCTGATGACCGAATCGACGATCCATTCCGAACCCGAACGGCTCTTGCCAGCTCCTCGGCCGGCCATGTAGAGGATGATGAAGGCCAGGAAGGCTGGACCCCAGGGTGGAATCTGCTCTGGCCGGGCGACGAACCACCATTCTCCGCGCAGCATCTCCAACAGTACGTTTTCCGGCATCTCCGCGATGAGTACTTCGCGTTCATCTGCCGGAAGTTTCGCCATACGTTGAGCGATGGAGAGGGCCACATGATCAGAGTAGACTGATGTACGCAGCCCTAGACACGTTGCGCGTACCCTTGATCTAGGTCGTTCTCAGGAACTGACCTACCTGCATTGCGGGACATCCTAAGAGCCATCCTTCGGGGTGGCTCTTAGTGTCGGACCCTCCTGGTACGGTCTTCATGACCCAGGGGAGGGGTACCCTTGGGGGTATGTATCCACATGCTGACCTGGGCCAGGAGGTCGTTGACGATGGGCGCCTAAAAGATCTTCGGATGACGCTCAAGTGGTCGCTCAACGCCATGGCCGAAGTTCTTCACACATCTCCACAGACCTACTCAACCTGGGAGCGCAGACGTGACCAGATCAAGCTGTGGCCAGCTTCGGCCAACCGCGTTGGTCAGTTCTACGTCCAGGCTCGCCAGCTCATGGGCCAGCTGGCCGACGAGGGAATTGATCTAGGAGATCTGATTCCCTTCCATGTGGCAGCCAGCCAGCTGGGGCTGCCACAAGAGGTGCTCCTGGAGCGCCACCGCAACGGTGAACTGAACGCTGAGGATCTTGGCATCCTTGGCCTCTGGATTCGGAAAGAGGACCTGTGAACTGTCTCGGCTGCGGAACAGTACTTGATCGAAGGTTGGTCGAGCTGGGAGAGAAGATCCATCCCAGCTGCATGGCCTTCCTTCCTCAGGGGATTGATCCACTCGCCGAGACACTCAAGACTGAACTCACCAAGATCATCGTGTGGGCTGACAGCAACAGTCCACGCTCCCTGCAACTGGAGCCCGGCCCCTCGGAGCTGGGCTCCCCGTGTGACCGGCAACTGGCCTACCGGTTGATGGGCACCCCGGACGTCAATGTTCACTGGGACCGCTGGCCAGCCATCGTCGGTAGTGCCATCCACGTCCGCCTGGACGAGAACATCCAGCGTTGGGTGGCTGAAACCGGGGACACCCGCTGGCGGCCCGAGGTCAAGGTCAGCGTGGATGAGTTCCTGCACGGACATTCTGATGTGTACCGGGACGGCGTGGTCATTGACCACAAGACGGCCAGTGACGACATCATGCGCAAGGTCCGTGAAGACCTGGTCAAGTACAAGCCCGGGTATGTCGTCCAGGTCATGTTGTACGGCTTGGGATACCAGAACCAGGGTTTACCGGTGACCGACGTTGCGCTAGCCTTCTACCCCAGGGGTGGGAGGCTGCGTGATATGTATGTCTGGACGGCCCCGTACGACCGCACCATCGCCGAAGCTGCCCTGACCCGCATGTACGACATCGCAGCCACGGCACTGAACTTGGACCTGCTGGACAACCCGCACCGCTTCGAACAGATCCCCGCCACGCCGACCAACGACTGCGGGTTCTGTCCCTGGTATGACCCGAACAAGCAACTCGACACGAGCGCGGACAACTTCGGTTGCCCGGGAAGGTGATCATGACAGGCCAAGAGGAACAGATCTACGACGTTGAAACCCTCGAACAGTTGATGAGGACCGCCGAAGACATCGAGCGCTGCATTCTCGCTGAAGGCTGGGGTCCGGACATCTCCCTTCAACAAGCCCTAGCTCTCGCTGAGGAAGCTGGAGAATTTGTCGGCGCCTTCCGTCGATTCAAGGGACTGGCCAGACGGCCAGGCAATTTTGCCGCTATGGCCGAGGAACTTGCTGATGTCGTGATCACGGCATTCGTCACCGCAATCACCCTCGACATCAATCTTCCTACTGAGATCAACTACAAGCTGAGCACCCTGTATCGACGGGGATGGCGCCAGAGGGAAACAACCAACGTTCTCATGTCTCCGGCAATCGAAACGAACGAAGCCCGCAACGCAGAGTAGGAGCGCAGCTATGAGTTACGACGAGAACGACGACGGCTTTATGGGAGGCGGAGGCTCTCCGAGCTTCAAGTTCGACCAGGTCGGCTACGCCATCACCGGCATCGTGCTGGGACCGCCGGTCAAGCGGGTCCAGACCGACTTCAACACCGGCGAGGTCAAGACCTACAAGGACGGGACGCCGCGCTACCAGTACGTGGTGGAGTTGCAGACCGACCTGCGCGACGCCAACAACCCCCACGACACGGGGATACGGTCCGTGTTCCTGAAGTGGCACAGCCTCAACGCAGTCCGTCAGGCCATCACTGCCGTAGGGGCTAAGGGTCTGCGCAAGGGTGGAGTGCTGACTGTTCAGTTCACCGGCACTGAACCACCACCGGGAGGGCGCGGCAACCCGGTGAAGCTGTACGTGGCCAGCTACATCCCCCCGGACGATGACTTCATGTCAGCTCCGGCCAGCCCGGCTCCGGCCCAACATGTTCCGGTATACCGGCCCACCGTCGTTCCCGACCTGCCGCCAGCACCACCACCAGCTCCTCCAGCGGCAGTGGCCAGTCCGGCACAACAGGCCGATGTCATCGCCCGCCTACGGGCTCAGGTGGCGGCTCGTCAGGCTCAACCAGCACAGGTCGGACCCGACCCCGGCTTCCAGAATGAGGAGCCACCCTTCTAATGGATGCAAACCACAAAGTCTTTCAGGAAACTGTGGACGGGCGAGACTACTGGGAGTGTTCCTGCGGCCATGCCGGATCAGCCCCTGAAGGACGAGGCGATCTGGCCTCAGATAAGCACATCAAGCCAGGAGAGCCCCGCACTGACATCAACAAGCGAGCTTGGTGATGGAACTCGTCGTGGCCGCCTGGAAGCGGCACCACCTCGAACGGCTCGTCAACCTGGAACTCGGGCGGGAACTTGATCACCCGGTGACTGAAGACGAGTTCGTGAGGGTGTGCGGCCTCAACCCGGGCACCAAGATCGTCTACGTCGAGGACTGGAGGGACGCAGATCATGGCCTGTACCCCTGAGTGTCGTCAGCCCACGCCGGCCATGGCTCACTGCACTACCTGCCACCAAACCTGGGGTGGAGTTGGGGGGTTTGACGCCCACCGCAAAAACGGACAATGCGTCGATCCGGGCACTCTGGGTTACGTGGAGACGGACCAGGTCTGGCGTACCCCGATGAGCGAGGAGGCCAGGCAGCGGCTGATCAGTATCCGGCCTGATCACTCATGGCGCGCGGAGTACTAGCTAATTGAAAATGAAAACCGCCCCCAGGTTGGCCAGCTCGACCTGGGGGCGGTTTCTCGTCCGAGGAGACGATGGTGTGCCACTAGCTTAGCCACCGGCTGGGGTGGCAGTATGAGCAGACACCACGGACTTGTGATCCACCAATAAAGGGGAGCCCCATATGGGCTGCACACCCAGGGCTCCCCACCTACCAGAAAGGTTGAACATGAATGTATCAGGCACCACCCCTAGTCGGCCAGGTGACGCGTGAGCCTAGTTTTGGAAGCCGCCCTGGCCTGGCACAACGCTGGCGTATCCACCGTCCCGATCCTGCCCAACGGCACCAAGCGCCCTGCCGTCCAGTGGGGCGTCTACCAGGCCAAGGCCCCCGAGCTGGGCCAGGTGGATCTGTGGTGGCGCAACGGCAGCGAGTACGGCCTGGCCCTGATCTGCGGCTCCGTTTCCGGCAACCTGGAGATGCTGGAACTGGAGGGCCGGGTCACCGACGGGGCCAGCATGACCAGGTTGATGACCGTCCTGGATGCCCAGGGTCAGCGGGAGCTATGGGATCTGCTCTCCGGCCCGGACGGGTACGCGGAATGGTCACCCTCGGGTGGTATGCACCTGCTGTACCGCATCACTGACCACCCAGTGCCCGGCAATGCCAAGGTCGCAGCTGGGCCAGACAACGTGGTGTACGCCGAAACCCGAGGTGAGGGTGGCTACGTCATCGTGGCCCCCACCGGCGGGCTGTGTCACCCATCAGGCCAGGCGTGGATCAGGACCCGGGGTGCTTACGGGGTACTTCCGGAGATCACCTGGTCCCAGCGGTGCGCACTACACGAAGCGATCAAGCTAGCCTTGGATGAGCGCCCCCAGTTACCGGCCCCATCGTTGAGCAAAGCCTCCCCCGTAGGACGCTCCGATGGGGCCGGCCTCTCTCCGGGTGACGATTTCGAGGCTCATTCAGACTGGGCGCAGATCCTGGAGCCCCACGGCTGGGTGCTGGAGTCCCAGCGCGGACCCGAGCGGTTCTGGACCCGGCCAGGGAAGAACCCCCGCGATGGTGCCTCGGCCACAACAGGTGGTGCGGCCGACCGCGACAGATTGTACGTTTTCAGCACATCGACGATCTTCGATGCCGAGGTTCCCTATACCAAGTTCGGGGCCTACGCCCTACTCAACTTCGGCGGAAACCACAGCGAGGCTGCCTCAGCTCTGGTGCGCTTCGGCTACGGCAGCCGGACCCTGGACCCCGGCCTGCCCTACATCGAGTCCGAGCCCGGTAATCCACAGCAGGTCGAGCCGGCTTCGGTGTATGCACCGGGCCCGGTCAAGTCGAGGCCCAGATTCCGTCTGGACGAGGCAGGGAATGCCGAACGACTCTGGGACCGAACGGAAGGCCGGTTCCACTACGTGGCGGAGCAGAAGAGCTGGTACACCTGGTCTGGAAGTGTGTGGAAGCATGATGTTGACGGTAGCCTGACCCGCGAGGTCACGGCCATGACCGAAGCCATGTTCACCGAGGCCGAACTGCTCGACAATACCGATCTTGCCAAATGGGCCAAAAACAGTCGATCCCTGAATCGGATCAACGCCACCAAAACGCTGATGCAGGCCCAGCTCGGCGCCACGATCAGTACCAATCAGCTGGACCAAGACCGGCACCTGGTCAACCTGGACAATGGAATCCTGGATCTGGCCACAGGGGAGCTGGAGCCGCACGACCCGAGCAAGCTGATCACCAGGATGTTCGGCACCAGGTTCGACCCGCAGGCCGCGTGCCCGAACTTCGAGAAGTTCATGGAAGACGTCCTGCCGGATCCCCAGGTTCGGGCATATGTCCAACGGTGCCTGGGTTACACCCTGTTGGGTGACGCCGACCAGCGATCCCTGTTCCTGGTACACGGTCCTTCAGGTACCGGCAAGAGTCAGTTCATCGAGACGATCCGCTACCTGTTCGGTGGGTACGGGACCACCGCGCCGGCCGGGACCTTCAAGCACGCCAAGGCTGACGGCCCCAACAATGATCTTCACATGCTGCGGGGCAAGCGGTTCGTGGCCACCTCGGAAACGGCCGACAACGCGGTCTTCGATGAGGACCTGATCAAGCGGATCACGGGCCGGGACGAGATGTCCTCGCGCGGACTGTATGAGCAGTTCCAGAGCTGGACCCCGGAGTGCGCGGTGTGGATCGCCACCAACCACCCACCGAAGTTCAATTCTGACGACGATGCGATCTGGCGCCGGGCCAAGCTGGTGCCGTTCACCACCCAGTTCTCTTCAGATGGCGAACATAAGGAAATTCCGGATATTGCTCGCAACGTCCTTCGCCACGAGTTGCCGGGCATCCTGAACTGGGTGCTGGCCGGACTGGCTTCCTACCGTCAGCTCGGACTTGCTGAGCCGGACAGCGTGCTGGCCACGGCCAAGGAACACCGGGCCCAGTCGGATCAGGTGGTCCGGTTCCTCGAAGATTGCATCGAGGACGGGCGCCTGGTGCTGGGTGAGGACCAGGACATCCACGCCAACGAGCTGATGTCGATGTATGACACCTGGTGTCGGGCGGCCAGTGAACGCAAGATGGGCAGCTTCCGCTTCGCCAACAGGCTGACCTCTGCTGGCCGAGGTCTGGTGACCCAGAATCACCGCTGGTACGGGGTTGGTCGGGCTACCGGAGTCTCAGTTTTAGGGACAATGGTGCCATTTCACCGCGATAAAAAAGATCTTGAGTGATCCGTTGGTGACTAGCGTCAGTTGGAGGTACGCTGGCCACAACGGAGGCACCCAGGCCTCCCCCTAGCAAACATTGAGGTCTGCATGAGCTTCATGCCGATCGACTCAATCGTGGTGGACCGGCAACTTCGACCCAACGACAGCGTGGACACCCTCGCCAAGTCCATTTTAGACCAAGGCTTGACGTATCCGGTGTTGATCCTGGCAAACAGGTATCTGGTCGACGGTCTACGGCGCTTGGAGGCATCCAAGCTTGCCGGATTTACCACGATCGACGTCGTGATAGCGAACACGTTCGAAGACGCCGTGGATGCTCTGGCCCTCAGTCACCGCGATACACCTCCCAAGCGCCTGGACTATCCACCCTGGCGTCTGAATGAGATCTGGCAGGCCGTCATTGGATTGCCACATCGCGGTCGTGTAGGTCAGAATTCCCCCTCCCGAGCCTTGATGAGTGCCGCGCTTCACGTCAGCTCGGACAATCTGATCCAGTCCACCGTCTATACCTACCGAACGGCTGAACAGCCTGGTCCTGAGGGCGATATCGCCCGGGAGGCAATCCGGCTGATGGAGGCCGGGATCATCAACGGGTACGGCGGTCGGATGCGGTTATACAACTACCGAGAAGCCGGAAAGCTGGCCGAGGGCGATATGCCCAAGCCGATAGGACGGCGGGTTATCACGCAAGCGGTAGCCAATCTCGGTGGCATAACAAAAGGCCTTCGGCGTGTGCCAGTCGGATTGGAGGCTGAAATTTTTAATCCGGACGAGGCACGGGCTCTGGGTTACGAACTGGAACAGGCACGAAAGATCCTGGTCGCCATGGCTGGGAGACTACGAAAGATCTACAAGTCCGAGGGGACAACACAATGATCACTAAGAAGTTCACTGAGGAAGTCCTCAGTGTCACCGAGCTGGAAAACGACCCCAGCTACCAACGTCCGCTGGACGTTAGCAAGGTGCAGCGGATCAAGCGCAACTTCAACGTCAACGCCCTGGGCGTCTGGACCGTGTCCAAGCGCACCAATCACGGCGTCTACGTCATCGACGCGCAGCACCGCACCGAGGTCGTCCGACAGCTGATGCTTGACGGCGATCACGACGGCCTCGTCCCATGCCACGTCTTCTACGATCTGACTGTGGCCGAGGAAGCGCAGATGTATCTGGAGCTGAACACCGGCTCGCAGCCAACCCCGCTCCAGAAGTTCAAGGCCCGCATCGCCGCTGGGGAAACCAGTGCGGTGGAAATCGCCAAGTTCCTGGGCTACTACGGCTGGGCAATCCACCCTGTCGGTGGCAAGGGCACCATCCAGGCCATCGCAGCCGTGGACAAGGTGTACGCCCTGTCACAGAAGATCGAGGCCGAGCCGAACCTGGTGCAACTGGTGATCCTGACCATCTCCCGCGCCTGGGGGGACGACGAAAGCGCAGGTCAGGGCGCCCTGTTCCTGGGGCTGGGACAGTTCCTCGCCGAGTACACCGATCGCGTGGAGTTGGACCGGCTGGCGGAGAAGCTGGGGGGCTACCAGGGCGGTCCCAACGCCCTGGTGAACAACGCCCGTCAGCTCGCCACTCTGCAAGGGTGGAAGCTGCACGCCACGGTCGCGTCGCTGATCGTGGAGGAGTACAACAAGGGCCGGCAGCTGGACAAGAACAAGCTTCCGGTCTGGCGCAAGCGATAGCCACAACGAAGAACCCCCCGTCCGATTGGGCGGGGGGTTCTTCGTGCCTGCATTACGCGGGAACTGCGTCGAGGTCCTCCAGGGAGTCCAGTTCCTTCAGCTTCTTGACCACGCTGTGGGCGTAGTTGTAGCTGACGCCGGCAGCTCCTGCGATGTCCTTGACGGTCAGGGTAGGAGCCTTGGTCCAGATCTCCGCGATCCGCTCCTTGGCGGTCAATTCATGAGTCTTGGGTGCCGGCGGTACGGCGTCTGGGTCCTTGGGCTTGGCGATGCGGATAGCAGCGCCTTGCTCGTGAGCCAGGAGAGCGTCGATCTTCAGGGTCAGCTCATACACGGTGACCGAGGCCACCACCAGCAGTCCGTCGATGCACAGGGGGAGCAGGATCGCCGCCCACCTGTCACCTCGGGAGTAGCGCAGGATCATGTCGTACTGGTCCCGGAAGCTGAGCGTGGCGGCCATGCCAGCAATAGCGGCAGTGGCTACCGGTCGTGGCAGCTTTCGGTACCAGGACACCGTGCCCGAAATGGGGACCCGGCTGACCATCTCAAACGCCAGTGCCAGCACGATGGGAGGCACGACTGAGATGCCGATGGAGATGGGATTGAGGTTGGCGTGTAGCGCGTTACCGGTGATGGAGGCGCAAATGCCGAATCCCATCACGATACGAACGCCCCAGCGCAGTTGAATCAGGACTTCTTTGGTGCGGTTCATCGCTTCCTCCTCAGGAAGTAGTAAAAGGGATTAGTGTGCTGATTGGTGATCTCATGATCACCTGCACTATGCCACTGTATCCCAGGGGGAGGGGTGGGTGCAAGTGTCAAGGGATAGTATCTGAATCATGAATCGACGACGCACCCTAGCAGGGTTAGGAATAGCGCTAGTACCGCTCCTATTTGTCTTCACCGGGGGATGGCAAAGCGACTCCAATGGCTGGGGGGCTGACCACAGCAACGTCGCTTCCAGCGTGGATGCGCTGGGCTCAGCCCAGGCTCAGCTCGCCGCCTGTCAGGCGGCACTGGCGGCCCGTAATCCACGCCTGTCCAGCAACGGACGGGCCTGGGCCAACAACTGCATCGAGGTGGAGACGGCAGCCATCCGGGTTCTGTCGGGCACACCGACCCCGACACCTACCGGGAGCCCCACACCGACGCCCACACAGACGTCAGCGAGCCCGACCCCTACTCCAACTACCACCAGCCCGTCTCCGAGCTCCACAGCGACGAGCCCGAGCCCTTCTTCGACGGCTACAAGCCCACCCCCCAGTCCTACGCCAACCCCGACACCGTCAGACATGGGCTTCCCGGGGCCAGACAACACTGGTCCGCGCGGGGCGACGCTGCTGCCGTGGTCGGGCTGCCCAGCTGACGGCTCACCGGCCGCGATCACCACGCCCAACCTGCACCTCAACCAGGTGATCATCAACTGCAACGTGCGGATCCTGACCACCGGCCTGGTAATCACGTTCAGCAAGGTCAACGGCTGGCTGTACGACGAGGAGAACAGTGCTACCCGGTCGTTCACCATCAATGACTCAGAGATCGATGGTGGCATCGACCACAACGCGGCCGTCTGGCACACCAACCTGACCGCCCTGCGGGACAACATCCACGGTGGCATCACCGGCGTCAGCTGTGTGGACACCTGTCACGTCGAGGACTCCTGGCTACATGGCCAGCGCCACGACCCGAACGCCACCGGTCAGCACTACGGCGGCTTCCTCTCCAACGGCGGAGGGGATGTCAACCACCAGTCGCTGATCCGGCACAACACCATCGTCTGCGACGTGGACCAGGTCGACCCGGGGACCGGACAGAACAACATCTCCAGCTGCTCCGGGGACATCAACCTGTTCGGCGACTTCGGTGGTGTGCACTACTACACCTTCGACCACAACTTCCTCGGTGCTGGTACGGCTACCGGCCACCCATCACTGTGTGCTTACGGTGGTAACTCAGGTGTGTCGACGGGACAGAAGCAGCCCGGGGACCACATCGTCTATACCAACAACGTGTTCGAGCGTGGACCGTTCGGCACCTGCGGGTTCTTCGGCCCGGTCGGGGACATCGACATGACCCGCCCCGGCATGGTGTGGACCAACAACCGGTACGAAGATGGAGAAGTGATCAACCCGTGACCGAATCTCATCACCACGAGCATGTCCACCCGGCCCTGATCGAAGGGGTCTGGAGGGTGCAGACGGTCGGGGCTCCGTACCCGGACCACGTCATGATGTTCCACCCGGACGGAACGTTCCTGATCCACAACCCCAGCGGCGTCCAGGAAGAACCTGACTCCGGTACCGGTGGTACCCACGACAGCGTGGGTGTCGGGGCCTGGGAGCTGGACGGGCATAACATCATCGCCACGTTCCTGGAGCTGAACGCCTTCGTGAACAACCGTCAGCCGGCGCCGGACACTACGGTGACCATGAAACTGAAGCTGAGCTCCAAGCTCACCTTCAGCGGGGTGGCCGTTGACTCAGCCGGCCGGCACGTCACGCTGTTCGGTGGCCGCATTGAGGTAGATCGGGAGCTGGCCGCCACACTGATTGTTCAGTAACCTGGACCTGCCTGGTTCTGACTGACCTTCCATAACGAAGCCCCCCAGATCACTCTGGGGGGCTTCGTTTTACAGATCGCGACGGCTCCGGTTTACAGATCGCGCAGAGGTCTATCGGCCTCCAGGTTACGCGACCGGCGGGGTACCCGGCTCCGGCGTCGGCTCAGGGGCAGCCTCCGGGGCCACAGCCTCCACGGCCGCGTCCAGGTTGTCGATGCCGGTCTGAATCGCCGCAGCCGCAGCCTCCTGGGCCGGGCTCAGCGTGCCGGCGGTGATGATGTCCAGCGCCCGCTGCACATCCTTGGTCAGCTCGGCCAGCTTTGCGCCGAGGCTGGCCTCAAGCTCGTCAATCGTGGTCATGAGTCTTTCCTCCATCTGGTTCAGTGCTGTCAGGATAACGACGACGGCGGCGTCCTGGTGGCCACAGTCGCATGAACAGTGCCCCATGGATGCTCCTTCCGGGAGTACCAGCTGGGGAGCGTCAGGTCCGTCCTTGTAATGCTTATACCCGATCTTGAGGGCAGCACGCAAAGCTGTCAGGACGTAGTTCGAGGCCACATGGGTCGTCTCAGTACTGTCCACGATCGCCATGGCCCGTTTCCAGCCCCGGTCAAGACCAGCCTCGTAGCCCTCGGCGTAGATGTGACCTACAGCTGAGTTGGGGATCCTGATCGGGTCAGGAAGACGTGCGGTCATCCTCATCTCCTCGCTTACCATCTCAGTATGAGCGGTGCGGACTGGATCGGGATCATCGCGGCCATCGGTACGGCTGCGACCGCCGTTATCGCAGCCTATGGTGCAATTCAGGGTAAACGTACCCATACTCTGGTCAACAGCCGTACCGACGCCATGCTGGCCCGACAAGCTCAGCTGGAAGCCGCTATGCGTCGAGGGGGCGTGGATGTGCCGCCTGATCCCTCGCTAAGGCCTTCCTGATGACCTTGTAACACGTCATCGCCTACACCCCCTCTTCAGTTGCAGCATGGCAAACATCAAGCTCAGCTCCTGGGCCATGTCCGCATAGAGTAACTTCAGCCGCAAGGCTTCGAAGTAGTCAGCTCGCCGGGCTCGCACGTCTTCCCAGCGACTGTGTTCGCCCCCATAACGGGGATTCATTTTGTGGGCCTCCGTGGTGGCGGTAAGCAGCCGACGTGACATCCATTGGTACGAGCATGTCCCATGCAGTGCCTTTTACGTTTCGCCGTGCAACCGTTGCACTGGCAGTTGCAGCTCCCTACGCTGTAGCACGGGGGGAAGGTAACCATTTAACCCTTCTTCTTTTTCGTGAAGACCGGAGGTATCTGCTTCTTGGGAACCGGGGTACATGAGATATGACACTCATTGCCATGCGAATAGCAGTCTGTACTATCGGCGTTACATCTCGCGCAATTACAGTAACAGCGCCCCGAATCCCTGCAATTTGCCGCCATTTTCTACCGCCTTCTCTTTGGAGGAGGCGGTAGTGCTCGCTTCTTCGGTGGCGCGGAACAGCTCAAGCAGCAGGCGTTGTTGTGATTACGGCAATGCGCGCTGCCACTGTTGCATCGAGGACATGAGCACATACAGAAGCCGGCATGTGGGCAGTTACTGGCCATCACTCTCCTTGATCAACCCTTCCGGGTCTTCTTCACGTACCCAGAACTCATTCAGGTTTCGCCACAACACCAGAGGCCAGCCACAGTGAGCACATTCGCCCACTATCTGACCCTTACTGCGGGAATCGTTTACAAGACGTACCAGCTCATTGGTCAAGATGTCCCTCCTTCAGTTCCATCAACTTCTGCTCTACGTCGATTTGTCTGGAAAGCACGACTGCGGCCCTGATCTGGGTCAGCTGAAGAAGAGCCTCAGCGAACTCCTCGCTGCCCTCGATCTCGGCACCCTCGACGCCATCGGTGATCGGGCAGTCCTTATGGTCCAGTTCGTGGTGATACAGGGTGACCAGGACGTAGCAGTCCGGACGCCCCGGTACGTTCGGGTGGCAGAGGGGTTCACCGTTGAGTGACCCCCAGCCACTCTCGGCGTCTCCGCAAGGACGGCCGCAGTGTGCACAGGCAGGTAGAGGCATACGGACACTCCTAAATGTGGGAGTAATCGGGCATTTCTTCGCGTGAAGGAACTCGGCGTCGGCCAGGATCTTCAACATCTTGGCCAGCGACCTAATCCTCCGGTACGGCCTGGTGGTCAGGGCACACCCATCAGCCCAGCTCACACTCACAGTCTTCATCCCCCCACTATACTCCCATACCCCTCCCCCTGGAAGTAAGCTAAGGACTCCAGGATCCCCAGGGGAACATTCAGGGACATTTCACCCACTAAA